GACGCGATGCGGATGTCGCCGGTCTTCGAGTCGTACTCCGCAGCACCGGCAGCCAGGTTGGCTGCCGTCCGCAGCGTCTCGGCCAGCGTGACCTGGCTGGACTCGGCGTCCACGAGCAGGGTCGAGTTGAACTTCAGCTCGCCCTTGGGGTGCAGCACCCCGCTGCCGTCCGTCCAGGGGGCCGTCAGGTACTCGACATCCGCCGGGTCGTTCGAGAAGGCCGCCACGGCCAGCAGGTCGGTGCCCTGCACCTTCCGGTCGGTGCCCACCAGGATGTCGAAGGCCGCCTCGTCCACATGCGTCGTGGCGGGCAGGACGAGCTGCCCGTTGGTGATGACCCCGATCTCGGTCAGGGCGAGGGGCGTGAGCGTCGCCACCACGCCCGCCGCCGGGTGGACCGGGCCGAAGCGGAGGGAGAGCGGACGGCCGGAGGCGTTGGCGTCCTCGACGTTGCCGTTGAAGTCCACGGTGGCGGGGGCGATGAGGCCGAGCGGGCAGAGCACCCGGATCTTGAAGGGCTCCTCCTCCAGGTGGTTGAACGGCTTGAACACCTGGTCGGCGACGATGGCCGGGTCGTAGACGCTGTCGGGGAAGCCCGAGAAGGCCTCCCACGGGATCGCCCTGTCCGCGTCGGCGACGAACGGGGGCTGGACCTCGCAGTGAGTCGGATCGGTCACCGACTGGACGACGTAGAAGCCCGCCGCGTCGCCCGAGGTCAGGGAGATGAGGGTCCCCGGAACGAGGGTCGCCTGGAAGTCCGCGTCCGGGTCCTCGAACGTCGTGCCGCCCTGCACGAAGGAGCCCCGCCCGCCGAGGTCCACCCGTGCGCCGTAGCGCGTGATGAGCTGCGTCGTGCCGGAACCGCCATCGTCGGTGAACAGGTAGTCCACCCCCTGCCGCTGCGCGACGTACCGGCCGCCGTCCTCGGCCGCAACGAGGGTGCCGTCGATGCCGGGGGCTCCGAGCAGGGACTCCGGCACCACGACGGGGTTGCCGAGGTTGATGACGGAGGTTCGCTGCTGGACCGGGTTCGACGAGATCGACTCCGCCAGCCAGGCGAACTTCCCCTGGTCGAAGCGGTGATGGACCTCGTCGAAGTGCCCGAGCCGCTTGTCGATGATGCGCAGGTCGTCGCCCTGGATCGCGACCGTCTGGAGGTTGAAGAACACCCCCTCGTCAAAGCCCGCGATGTCCTCGACCGGCGGGAAGTCGAAGAAGGTGAAGGGGGTCCCCTGCACCGACTCCGTCAGCACCACGTCCTCGTGCCGCTGCTGCGCGTAGAAGTCCGAGTCCGGCTTGCTCCGGTCCAGGTTGAGCAGGCTGCGGGAGAGCCCCATCGAGACGCCTGCGTCCGTCAGCCAGTTGGCCTGGCCGCCGTCCACCTTCCAGCCGGGCAAGAACCCGAGGGCCGCCGCCCCGCTGATGTCCTTCGGGTCGCCCCAGCCGATCTCGACGGTCCCGGTCGCCAGGTTGTCCGCTTCGAGGACCACCCGGTCACCGGCAGCTCGGCAGTTGCCCGCCCCGATGATGACCGCGTTGATGTCGGCCGCGACCTCATCCGCCGTGAAGAACTCGTTGAGCGGCAGGGCGGCCAGCAGGGTGCTGCTCGACCAGGTGTAGGCCGTCCCGTCGATGGCGAAGTAGAGCGTCTCGGTCCCGTCGAAGCGGAAGACGATGCGGCTCTTCGAGTAGATGGCCGCCTGGTCGGTGTACGAGGCCGGGTTGAAGGACGCCTGGAGGAAGTACACCGGGTCGGTGCCGAAGTTCTTGATCGCCTTGGCCCCGAGCTGCACCAGGGAGTGCAGCGTGCCGCCGATGTTCGTGCCCTCGCGGGCGATGTACGCCTCGTCCTCCGTGATGTCGAACTGCAAGGCGGGGACTTCGCTGTTGCGGGCCACCACCACCAGGCTCTCGACCGCCCCGTTCTTCGAGAACAGGATGGTGTCACCGATGCCGTCTTCGATCTGGCGGATGAGGCCCAAGGTCTGCGGGGGACCAGCCAGCGTGTCGCCACCAGGCCGCACCGAGACCATGCTGTCGAGCGGAACCACCCCCTCGGGCGTCGGCACGGCACCCGTGCCGTCCGGCACCGAGAGCACGCCGGAGAGCCCGAGCCCCCGGAACGCCGCGTCGCCCACGGCCAGGTCTTCCGGCCAGGGCAGCGAAGGCGGGAGGTACATCCGGCCGGTCGGGTGCAGGTCGGTGGTCACCCCGTCCACCTGCACGAGGGCCTGCGGGCCTCGAACCGGCTGCGGGATGGCGTTGAGGGCGACGCCGTCGTAGACGATGCGAGCCCCGAGGAAGTGCTTGCTGAACGTGGCGAGCTTCTCGGGGTCGGCCTTGTTCAGGTCGGCCTGCGCGAGCTTCACCCGCCCCGTCGTCAACGCCACGGCGCAAGAACCCTCGACCGGGTCGAGAGCGGCCAGCGTCGCCTCATCCGCTGCGAGGGTGACGGCCAGGGGCGTCCGGTTGTTGATGCGGATGAAGGGCCGGTCGGTCGGGCCGGGCACCGGGGCGATGAAGAGGTCCTCGTCGAGGATGCCCCCGGCCAGGCCGTCCGCGTCGGCCGAGAAGCCCTGGTAGACGTACCAGAGGGTCTTGCCCGCGTGCCTCTCGATGAACGCCGGGTTGAACTGGAGGACCCCGCTGGTCTGCCCGACCACCCCTGCGAGGGTGGACCCGGAGAAGTCGTAGGTCTCCTCCACCGCCGCATCCGAGACGACGCTGACCCCGGTGAACCCGTCCGGGTCGTTGAGGCCCACAGGGGCGCTCGTAGCGCCCGGAGACGTGCCGAGGCGGAGCATGGCGTACTGGTCGCCGACCGACCCGTCTCCGGGCAGCACAGAGCCCACAGGGAGGTTCGAGAGCGGGGGCGAGAGGGTGTACCGCTCGTCGAACACCAGGCTGCCGAGGTTGACCGGCCCGGAGCCCCTGTAGGGAGCCCATCGCTGGAGCGCGTTGTCCCACCCGAACCGCGTCTCGTAGCGGTCGTTGCGGGTCCACCAGAACTTCTGCGCCCCGAGCGTGTACCGGACCGACACCACCCGGTCGCCCCGGTCGAGCGAGATCCCGCCGCCGAAGGTCGCTGCCAGAGCCGTCTGCACCAGCGATGTCGCGGTCGGGATGTAGACGTTGGCGTCGGTGAGGGTGACCACCCCGGAGAGGGCGTCCTGGTCCGTCGCCAGCGGCTTGACGACGTAGTACGGGTCGGAGCCCTGGCGGCCCAGGTCCGGGTTGTCCGCGTTCGACCACCCGGCGTCGTCGTGCGCCTGGTCGCCACGAGAGATGACGATGTGGGTGATGACCCCGAGGACCCGCCCACCGTCGTCGGTGATGATGGTCTTGAGCGTGCCGTCCTCGGACGTGCCTGCACCGTTGGGCACGGTGATGCTGCCGACCGGGATGCGGCCGGAGCCGTCCTCGACCCACCAGGTCGCGTCTTCCCGCATGGCGAGCTGCGACGAGAAGGCGGCCCACACCAGGTACTCGTGCGGGGAGGAGCCGGGGGCCTGAAGGACGGCAGCCCGGTACTGGTCGCCCGCGTAGTCCACGATGTCCGGCTGGGCGGCCGACCTGGTGTTGGGCGGCAAGCGCACGTCCCGCACCACCCCGTTGTCGGGATCACCCGTGGTGGCGATGTTCCCCGGCGCGATGCGGGGAGCACGAAGGACGTGACCGGAGAAGTCGAGGCTCATGCGCTACACCAACACCGACGTTGAAGTGCCCGAGGCTGCGGCCGGGCTGACAGACCCGACCACAGTACCCGCGCCTGTTGCCGTCAAGAGGAGCAAGGAGATTCCGGCCGCCAGGCCCTTCGCCATCTGCGGAGCTGCCGGTCCCGGCCCGAGCTGCGCCAGGATGAGCCCCGTCAAGGACGCCTGATCGGCTCGAACCACTTTCGACACGTCGGCCCCCACACCGACACCCACCGACGCCCCTGCGTACTGCCCGAACTTCGAGATCGCAGAAGCAAGCGCCAGGGAGACGACCGTGGAGAGCGAGAGGCTCAACGGCCCCACCATCCCGGCGGAGGCCATGCCGCCGATGAACAGCGGGGCGTTCGGGGTCAGAATCACCCTCGTCAAGGGGACGGCCATCGTGCCTGCCCCTGCCGTCCCGGCCGTGACCCCCTGAAGCTGCACGGTCGGCCCCCACGTCCCCATCGCGTTCGCGATGGCCCACGCCAGCTTGTCGAAGGCCGTACCCCCGAAGGGGAACGCCCCGGCGGCCCGGAAGGCAGCCAGCTCGGCGTAGTAGATGGCGGGGGTCAGGGCCATCAGAGCGCCACGAAGTTCTTGTGACCGAGCCCCCATGTCGCGAAGGGCAGGTTGGTGAAAGGCTCGCGAGAACCCGAGCACATGACCGGGCCGACATCGGGCAACTGGCCCTGTGCCTGAACGAGGACGAAGCTGCCGGACTTGATGTGGACCGGCCCCTGCGACTCGACCAGGGCGATGACGGAGCCCTTCATGATCGCGGCTCCGGCCGTGGCGTTGAGCTTCACGTTGCCGGTCAGGGCGTCCCCGGTGATGCCGCCTGCGCTGATCTCCAGCGTGTTCTGGAGCGCACGGGCCTTCCAGGTGCCCAACTCCGTCTCGTAGCTCATGTCCCCGATGAGCACGCTGGTCGAGTGGCTGCCGAGCTGGAACGTCTCCTCCCGGTCGCCCATCTCGTAGGTGACCTCCTCGGCCACCAGGCCGGGGAAGTTCGGGGTGTAGCTCCGCTCGTGCAGAGGGGCGTTCGTCGGGAGCAGGCCCTTCGGCCCGGTGAAGTTGTCCGTCCGCTTGCCGCTGACCGAGAACTTCACGTCCTCCGCCGAGGCGGTGAGCTGCTTGCTGGTCGTCAGCTCGATCAGGTCGTGGCCGCGCACCGTGGCCGCCTTGCCGTTGACCTCGACCTCCTGGCCCTTGAGCAGCAGCTTCTTCTCGGCCCGGAACCGCCCGTTCGTCCGGGCGTGGATGTCCACGCTCGGCACGGTCTGCGCCTCGCCTCCTCCGGTGCCGAGCAGGCGCTCCATCGTCGCCTCCTCGTCGCGGATGGAGCCGCCGCCGTAGATGACCACCGGCCCCTGCTCGCTGCGCAGGCGGAGGCTGTTCTTCGAGAGGGTGCCGAAGTGGATGCCGCCCTTGAGCAGCAGCTCCAGCCCACCACCCACCGCCAGGCGCATCCCGCCCGCGATGGCCGCGTCCACGCTGTAGCCGTTGAGCGGCCCGGAGATGTTGATGCGGGCCTGGCCCTGCTTGTTCACCGACCACCAGGTCGGGGCGAGCGTCCCGTCGATGGGGGTCATGCGGAACAGCGACGCCGCGTGCTCGCGCAGAGGGGTGCCCCCGGACTGGCCCGGAGGAGCGATGCGGGCAGCCTCGATGCCGGGGGACAGGCCGCCCGTGTGGTCGAAGATGCGGGTGACCAGCGGGAGCCCGTACTCCTTGCGGCCCTGTGCGGAGAAGGGGTCGTTGCCGACCACCGACCCGACCACCCACTCGATGTAGGGCCGGTTCGGCGAGGTGCCTGGTGTCTGCGGGTCCGAGGGCGGCAGCCGCTCGGAGTCGAACCCATCCGTCTGCTCGGTGACCGGGAGGAGACCGTCCGAGGTGTGGGCCAGCTCGATGCGGTGCTCGGTCAGGGAGCGAGCACCTGGCAGCAGGGCGGTGTTGTCGAGCGTCTCCCCACCGATCCGGTAGATGTTCTTGCCGCCGTAGACCGCGTCGTTCGTCGGGGTGCCGGAGACGGCGACCCCGTCCTCGTCGATGTAGCCGCCGTTGCGGAGGAAGACGTAGGGGTCCAGGTACTTCGGGTAGGTGAGGACCGACCCTTCCAGGCCGATGAACCGCAAGCGGGTCAGCATCGGGTCCGGGGTGATGGCTCCTTCGGGGTACGTGCTGCTCTCGGGCAGGTCCAGCTCGTGGAGGCCCTGCCCGCCGATGGCCTGCACCAGGCCGTCCCACACGAACCCATCGCTGAACATCGTCGTGGGCAGGCGGGTGGCGTCCCGCTGGACCATGCCCGAGTAGACCCGGCTGCCCGCCAGGGCCGTGAACTGCTGGAGCGCCCGAACCAGGAACGCCTGGTCCGCGTCGCGGAGCATGATCTGGTTGCCCCGGCGGTTCGAGAGGAGCACGTCCTCGTCGAGCACCATGTCGGAGCCCTGCGAGCTGCTCGCGACGATGTTGCCCGGCTGCATGTGCCGGAGCTTGTGCCGGATGCGGTCGAAGATGCCCCGCAGCTCCTCCTTGTCGCGGCTCGTGCCTCCGTCGTGCTCGTCCTCGGTGAAGTTCGACATCACCAGCCAGTCGCGGCCAGGCCAGACGCCGGGGACGATCCAGTTGAGGATGACGGGGGAGGCCGAGCCTCCGAACTTCTCGGAGGACTCCTGCGGGAGCCAGCCGACCACGCAGTAGTCGCCGACCTCGGGCATCGCCCCGAAGAAGTGGCGGCAGCCAGCCCCAGGGAAGGTCAGCGGGACGGGGACCTTCTCGAAGTCCTGCTCGGTGCCGACCACCGTGCGCAGGGTGACGTACTGCTCCTCGTAGTCGATGCCGATGACGCGGGCCACGCCGAGTCCGAGGTTGCCCCCCTTGTCGGGGTTCATCTCGTCGAGCTTCTTCTTCTTGACGAAGGTCTGCTGGACCAGCTCGCCACGATGGACGCGCCCGAGGGTGTTCCACGCTCGTCCGAGTTCGTCGGCCATCAGGAGTCCTCCCCGGTGATTGCGTCAGCGAAGGCCGCCAGGTTGGACTGCTCTCCATCGACCCCGATGAAGTTCTCCCTCGCCTCCCTGACCGCATCCTGCACGGACTCGATGGCCTCGCTGGTCTGGCGGACGATGTGCGAGCCACCCCGGTCGAGCACCTGACCTCGAAGCGCCTGCTGCTGCACCCGCCACGAGTCGGCCGCCGCCGCAGCGTTCATCGCCACCCACCTCGTGCCCGCGTCGGCCGGGTCGGTGCCGAGGCCCTCGTGATGGGGCGTGCCCGACTGCGAGAAGGAGAGGAACTGCTCGTGCCCGTAGGCGGAGAGCAGCACGTCGGCCTCCGCCGCCTTGCAGTCGCAGATGTGCCCGCTCTGCTGGACGTTCATGTCGGCCAGCGAGTAGGCCGCGTTGATGACCGGGATCTTCTGGACGCCGTCGAGCTTGTTCTCCGAGAAGATGTTCGCCAGCGAGAACTGAAGCTGGTTCGGGTCGTCCGTCGTGAGCAGGAAGCCGTAGTCGAGGATCTGCTTGTCGGTCAGGCCGCGTGCCCGGAGCTGCGCGATCAGCTCGTCGTTGAGGTAGCGAGCCGTGTCGCCTCGGGGCTGCACGCCGACCTCGGCACCCTCCACCGGGCGGGTCACGGTCTTGCCGCCGACCACCACCGTCTCCATCGGAGGAGTCCTGATCTTCCGGTTCTGCACGAAGAACTGGAGGATCTGCTCGACGAGCTTCTTGTCGAGCAGGCTGAAGATGTCGGACTTGTGGAGCTGGTCGAAGACCCCGTCCGGCTCGATGCTCACGTCCCGGCCGTAGCGGTAGGTCCCGATGACCTCGTAGCCCCGCGCATCCGACACGGGGAACACCGGGCTGAAGGTCGTCTCCACCTTGCGGGCGTTGCGCTTGCCCTTGCGGCGGTTGCTCGCCGCGACCGTCGTGTTGAGGCTGCCCGCCAGAGCGTTGTTGAACGCCCCGAGGATCGCGTCCAGCTCGGTCCCCCTCTTGCCGCCCGACTTCACCACCGCCTTCGCGGCCGTCCTGCGGACCTGCTCGACCTGGCGGTAGAAGCTCGACCCGAGGCTCTTCGCCGCCACCTTCACCACGTCGGCGTAGGTGCCTCCGGCCAGGCCCGCACCGATGTCGATGGTCGCACTGGCCGCCGGGCTCTCCTTGCACTTGAGCAGGGCGAGCACCGTCGTCCCCGCGACCTTCGTGGTCCCGATGGTCACGCTGGCCGGGAACGCCGGAGCACTCACCGCCCCGATGGACCTGTTCGTCTCGTCCGCCTTGGCCTTCATCGCGATGATGGCCTCCGCGACCTTGACCCCCTCGGTGCTCCAGGCCGTCCCGAAGTACCCCTCGATGGTGTCCGAACCCTGTGGCGGGTTGGGGAGGTTCGCGAAAGCCCCGGAGAGCTTCGCCTTCGCCCCCTTGCCGAGCGAGCCGATGTTCGTCGTCGCGAAGTTCGTCGTGACGCTCTTGACGATGGTGACCGGCTGCACGCTGAACATGAGTTCGAGGATCGCGCTCGTCGGGTAGGACCGACCGAACTTCTGGCCGCTGCTGTCCAGCACCTTGATCCCGACCTCCGGCTGCCCATCGACCAGCTCGGCCTCGGGGACGATGGCCCCGCTGAACGGGGCGTTCGGCGTCCGCGTGAACATCTTGATGGTCGGCCGGTCGCCGTCGATGGAGGCCGGGGCGGCCTCCTCCGTCCGCTTCTTGTTGTCCCCGACGTAGCTGACCACCTTCGGTCCCTGCTCGGCGGGGTCCGGGTGGGAGGCGGAGTAGTAGCGGTAGTTGCCCGGCTGCGAGCCGTTGCTGAAGGTCGCCTTCTTGTCCGAGAGCATGTCGAGCAGGTTGATGGTGCTCGACAGGTCGCCTCGACCCTGGAACTCCGCCGAGTTCCTGAAGCTCGCACCCACCCGGTCGCGCATCTCCAGCAGGAAGGCCACGCCCCCGGCCTGCGCGTTGTTGGGGTCCCGCCAGCTCGCCTCCAGGGCCTTGCGCTCCTGGTTGACCTGGTCGGACTTCTGCCGGAACTGCTTCTCCAGCGCGAGGATGTCCTCGTCGAGCTTCTCGATCTTCGTGATCGTGGCGGGCTTGCTGCGGTCCTTGCCGTTCGCCAGGTCGGACTTGCGGGCCTGCTTGTCGAGGATCTTGCCCTGGAGGTTGTCGAGGTCCTCCTGTGCGTCCTCCTTGCTCTTCGACGCCTTGCGGATGAGCCGCTCGTACTCGATGGCCTCGGCCACGATGTTGACGGTGGTGGCCCCCTGCTGCTGGTCAGACGGGACCGACGACGTACCCGTCAGGTCGTCCTCTTGGAAGTAGAACTGGACGGTGACGGGCTTCGCCTGGTCGCCTCGACCCACCGGCTTCGTCATCACGTAGACCAGGCCGCCGTTCTCCAGCTCCTTCGGGGCCTGGAGCACCTTCAAGTCCTGGCCCATCTTCAGCAGGGCCTTGATGACCCGCACGTCGCTCATGTCGTCGAGGTCGTTGCCGACGACGAAGAACAGCGGGTTGATGGCCGTGGGGTCCAGGGCCATGACGACGTTGGGGAACCCGGAGAGACGAGGCTTGCCGTCCGGGTCGATCACCTGCAAGGGCCGCTGCGGCAGCACGGTGTCGCCGAGCTTGATGTCGTCGATGCCCCCACGCGAGCCCCCCACCGGCCGGTTGCCTGGGGCGTAGAACTTCGCCCGCTTGCCGACCAGGGTGAGCGAGGTCGTACACTGGCCGCCGACCGCGTGGGCGTGGGCGAAGCTGTTGCAGTAGTAGTAGGCGTCCAGATACGGGATGTAGACCGGGAAGCCGGGTCGCAGCTCGGGCCGTACCGGGATGGTCACCTGGCAGGCGTTGATCCCGATGTTCATCACGTCCATCCGGTTGACGGCCGAGAAGAACATCGACTTGCTGTCGTTGAAGTACGCCGTCTCGTAGGTGCCCGGCCGCCAGCCGAACTGCGCGACGAGGCGGTAGTCGATGTACTGCCCCCGGACGCCCCACTCGTTCTCCAGGCCGGTCCCGCCGAGGTTCTTGAACTGGCTGCCCTTGCAGGTCATGTAGGTGACCTGCGGCTCCTTCTCCGAGAAGCTGATGTTGATGATGTCGATGTCTTCGAGGCGGTAGACGCGACTGCTGCTCGTGTCGAGGTTCCACATGGGCGGCTTGAAGACGAAGTCGCCGTCCACGTCCTGGTAGAACTCGAACCCGGTGATCTCCATCACCTTCTGCGCCACGTCGAGCTTGCTCTCGTAGCTGGACTCGAACAGGTTGACCTGGCCCCAGTTGCCGATGTTCGAGACGAACGCCTGCATCTCGACGATGTTCAGCTCGAACCGGGGCTTGTTCGCCTCGTTCTGCTGCGGGCCGAAGGCGGCCCGAGTCGCAGCCAGGGCCTTCCGCTTGCCCACGTTGTAGAGCCCGACCGACTGCGCCTGCTCCAGCACGCCCTTCGCGTTCTGCTTGGCGTCCTCGATGTTGAAGCGGTTCCGCATCAGCCGCATGATGCTCGTGGACGACGTGCGGCCCAGCCAGGCAGCCGCCATCGTGCTGAACAGCTCGCCGGTCGCCCCGTGCATCCGCAGCCGGATGGCCCGGCCGGAGAAGCGCCGCTCCCAGTACCGGATGTTGAGCGAGAACAGGGACTCCTGCCCGACCTCGCTCACGGCTGACGTGTTCGACTTGCTGGCGAGCGCCCACGCCACCCCGCCAGCGGCCCCCACCATGTCGTGGTGGAGCGAGTACATGATCTGGTAGGGGTGCATCCCCGTGAAGTTGTGCCCCACCAGGCTCATCTTGAGCTTGCTGTTGCGGGGACGGGCACCGAACACCGAGGCGTTGGTGCTCATGTTGTGGTACTGCCAGAAGTGCAGCATCGACGAGCAGTTCACCGAGATGGTGTTCACCCCGCCCGAGTAGCTGTGGCTCACCTCCGTCACGACCCCGTGGAAGACGTGGTAGTAGGGGTAGGCCAGGGTGTTCTCGATGCCCTGGCCCGCCAGGCCGTACTCCTCCAGCAACGACGGCCCCACCACCGCCTGCGTCGCCGCCTGGCCCTCCGCCGCAACCACCCCCGTCGTGACCTTCGGCTCCGGGTAGGTCCCGTCCTGGTTCTGCTGCCAGTTGGCGACCGACGAGTTCGGGTCGGGCAGGGCGTCGATGCGCGGCTGCAAAGCCCGCAGCCACGCCCGCTTCTGGCTGCCCTTGAGCGACTCGTCGTGGTCCCGGCCGGGGACGACCGTGTGAATCCACTCACGACCTCGGCGGTAGCCCGTGCCGCCGTCCATGTGCGGGGCACTGCCCCACACCGGGCTCGACGTGGGCGACTGGCCCTCACCCTTGAGGTAGAGCCCGATGCCCGAGGTGCTCGGCAGGTGGCCCGAGTCGCGGAGCCGGTTGATCGACGCCCACGTCGTCGTGCGGTCGATCTCGACCCGGCGACCGCCCACCTGGTGCGACGCCACGAAGTCCACGGCCGACCCGCTGTGGTGCTGCGAGTTCGCCGAGTGCCCGGATGAGCGGAGGCCACCGTTCGGGGTGACCTGGATGTCCACGCCCTGGAAGCCCTGCTGCTCGTAATACTGGTGCAGCGTCTCCATCATCGCGACGGTCTGCCGCATGTTGGCGTCGGTCGTGCCGCCGTCGCTCTGCTCCCGCCTCTCCAGGTCGGATGTGGCGTAGGGCTGGCCGTTCGGGCGGACCGGCTTCTCCGCAGTCGTGCCCACCTCGTCGGGGTTGGCTTCGAGCTGCTGCGCGTTGACCGCGTTCGACCCGGCGATCTCCCCCTGCGCCTTCGGCTCCGCCAGGTGGGCGAAGAGCCCCTGCACAGGGAAGTAGCCCCGCATGTAGACGTGGACTTCGAGGCCGGGCCGGAGGAGGAACTTCGCGTCGCGCCCGAAGGACTCCGTGTGGTGCAGCGGAATGGAGAGCGAGAAGCTCGCCGAGGCCGAGCCGGGCTCGGTCCCTGCGTCCACCGACACCTCGGTCAAGAACCGCTGGATGTCGATCTTGCCGCTGCACTTCGCGCAACCCGGCAGCGCGGTGTCGCCGTTGAGGTACACCAGGGCGTCGGGCGTGTGCTGGACGAGCTGCTGCCCGTTCAGACGCCAGGTGCCGATGTACGGTCGCGCTTCGAGGCCCACCAACTACCTCCTGATGCCGAAGGGCACGAGCCTGGTTGAGGAAGCGGCCGGAGCAGCCGCCGTCGCAGAGGCAGCCTGGAAGCCAGATCCGCTCTTTGAAGCTACCCCTGCCAGGCCGGGGGAGGTGCGGGTCACCGGCTGACCGTCCGGCGTCACCCCACCAGGCCGCTGCGTGTAGTCGTTGCGCGAGTAGAAGTCCTCGCCGCCCACCTGCACTCCGTCCGCCCCTACCGAGATGTCGCCGGGGCTCGCCGTACCCCGAGGGCCGTTGAGGCCGCTGAACCGGCGGTCGGACGCCGAGGGGATCGGGGAGCGCATCGGGGTGACGACGGGGCTCACCTTGCTGGTGTCCACCATCGCGTTGACCGTGAACTCCATGTCGAAGACCACGCCGCCGAGCTGGTTCGCCTCCTCGTAGGCGTAGGAGAACGACTCCATGTTCCCGTAGTAGACCCACCCGTCGTAGTGGATGGAGAGCGCCCCCACCATGTGGTTCGCGTTCGACTTGCCGACCGTGTCGTAGATGTAGCCGTTGTTCCTGTAGAAGTGGAACGCCGTCGCGAGGTTCTGCCAGGCAGCCGAGTCCCGGCGGGACGCCCACTGGACGCCCCGGCCCCCGCTGATGAAGGCACCGCACCTGGCGGAGATCGACAGCCGGGGCTGCTCCTCCCCCCACGCCTGGAACACGAAGCCGTACCGCGTCCGGTCGCTGAACTGCTGGATCTTCGTGTAGACCATGTTCAACGTCTGCGGGTTGATGAGCAGCACCAGGGGCGGGGTGTTCACGAGCGCCCGGAGCTGCATCGTGATGTCCGCCGCCACCTTCAGGTCGGTGATGGACGGCGTGCCCAAGCGGGACGGCCCGTCCCCCTTCACGTCGATGGTCCGGTCCTTCGTCCGGGGTCGGTTGATGAACCCCTGGCTCACGAAGCTCTCGACCGTGCCGCTGTTCGAGAGCTGCGACCCGCCGGGGAGGTCCTGCTGGATGGCCGTCCGAGCCGTCACGAAGGCGTTCGGGGCTCCCCGGTGGGCTCCCTCGAAGATGCCCGCGATGTTCTTCGCCCCGCCCGTGTCGAACGCCTGCGACATGATGAGCGGCGGCTCGACCTGGATCATGAAGGGCGACAGGACCCGCGAGAGATCCCGGCTGCCGTCGATGGCCGGGGCCGTGGCGGCCTCGTACTCGACCGAGAAGTCGGGGCCGACGCGCAGACCCTTGTACTCCAACGGCGGAGGGGGCGACTCCAACTGCGCGTTGCTGACATCCGGCTCGAAGGCGGTCCGCTCCGGCTCCTTCCCCTTCGAGGAGAAGCGAGAGGCCGAACCCACCTGGATGCTGCCAAGAACCGGCATCGTCAACCTCCCGCCACGGCCTTCGCCAGGGCCTCGTAGTCCGCCAGGGTGGCGTTGTCCGGCACCTGGATGCCTGCCGCACTCGCGGCCGTGCGCAGCCGTGCCAGGCGGGCCTCATCGACCGCCCGCCCGATGCCGCCGAAGCCCTCGACGAAGTTCTCGGCGGGCGTGAAGCTCCCAGGTGCTCCGGCCTGCGACATGCTCGTGCGCAGGCGCATGACCTCGTGGGCCACGGTGAACTCGGCCGTCAGGTCGAACTGGTAGGGCTTCTCGGCCGCCTCGCCGACGTTGAAGCTGCCGAACCAGCCCAGGTAGATGCCGCCATCGAAGCTGACCTTGATGATGCCCTGGAAGGCGATCTGCCCGGAGGCGTCGTAGATGCTGCCGTTGTTGTGGAACAGGGCCAGCAGGTCCAGGTACTTGTCGTAGGCGATGGTCTCCCGCCTGGTGCCCTCCGTGTCGAAGCCACCCCCGGTGACGTTCGAGAGGCCGGAGTACAGCCGCTTGAACCCGCCGGTCGCCATCGCGAACGAGATGCTCCGGGCGGCCTCGCCCCAGTGCTGCTCGACGAACCCGCCCTTCGTCTGGATGCGCTCGGTCTGCTTGGCGTAGCTCATCGACATCGACGAGGGGTTCACATGCAGGACCATCCGCACGTCCTCGGGGAGGATGCTCGTCGCCAGGTCGGGGCCGAGGATGTCGAAGACCACCGGACGCACACCTGTCCCGTCGAACTCGCTCTCCGGGGAGACGAACGCGCTCTTGAAGACTGGCGTGCCCCTCGGCATCAGCTAAGGACCCCTGCGGCTGCGGCGGCCTGAAGGCCACGGATGATCTCGGCGGAGTTGCCGAAGCTGTTGATGACGATGCTGCCCTTGCCCCCACTCCGGGCCGTGTCGCGGGGGCCGCCGGAACGCCGACCCTCCATCGCCACGTTGTCCCGGCCGTTGAAGTCCACCCGGCCGGTGAACCGGCCCTTGCTGGCGCTGTAGAAGGCCGCGAAGTCGCCGCCTGGCTGGGTGGGAGGGGGCAGCGGCCCCATGAACGGCGAGCTGTGGCCCTTGCGGGACAGGGCCGTACCCATCGCTGCTGTGCCTGCCGCTCCGTGCAGAATGTCGCCGAGCGACTTCTCCTCGCCCGTGTTCGGGTCCTTGACCTTGCGCTGAAGATTCATCCCGCCGGTCCGGCCCTGGAGCAGCCCGCGAGCCTTGCTGACCAGAGCCGTTGCTCCGCCTTCCTCGCCGGAGCGGGCGAGCAGGGTGGCAAGCTCCTGAACCTGGCGTTCCTCGTTCTGGCTCTCGATGGCCTTCACCAGCTCGTCGGTCTGCTCCTTGAGCTGCTTCTCCTCCGCCGTCAGCTCCCGCTTCGAGCGGTCGTCGGCATCCCGCTTCTCGCCGATGTAGATGTCGCGGAGCCACTCCTCCATTGGTATCTCGTCCTTGATAGCGGCTGCCCCACCGAACTTCCGCCGCATCTCCCCTGCTGCCGGACCCTCCAGCGCCCCTTCCAGGCGATCGATGGAACGCACGCCCATCGGCAAGCCGAGGTACTCCTGTGCATACCCGGACCAGACCTTCTCGCTCTCCCGGCCCTCGATGTCGGAGACAAGCTGCTGTGCGGAGTCTCGACCACCCACCCAGGGCTTGTCGGCGAACGACGCGGATTGGATGTGGCGGCCCGCCTCCCACCCGGCGGAGGCCCCTGCCGACCTCGCGTGCTCGGCGACATCGGCCCTCGGGTTGATCGCCATGATCGCCCGCCCGATGGCGTCCTTCGCCTGTGGGGAGGCCGCCGCCGCCCCGATCATCCCCTTGGCGTCGAGGTTCTCCCCGTACTTGTGGGCATCCGCCGCCGTCATCCGGCCAAGGCTTCGACTGATGGCCCTGTAGGCATCCACCCGGCCGCCGAGCTTCTTCTTCGCCAGCTCCCGCTTGTCGATCTCCGCCTCGATCTCCGCCTTGCGCTCGGGCGAGGCACCGACCTTCAGTTCCAGCTTCAGCCGGTCGATGGCCGACTGCTGGCGTCGCAGCTCCTTGCGGGACTCCTCCTCCTTCTCGGACACCTCGCCCATCGCCCGGCCTCGGGCGGCCTTCTCCTCGTCCGAGAACTTGTCCTGGCCCATGATCGAGGCGATGTACTGGACGGACGAGTAGATCTTCGAGAGCAGGTACTCGATGCCCTGCTCCAGAATCTTCGCCATGTCGGTCGTGTTCCCGGCGATCTCCTGCGCGAGCATGATGTCCTCGGCGATCTTCTTGTCCTCCATCCCCTTGAGCCGGTCACCCTGGCTGAGGAAGAAGTCCTCCAAGGACCCGCCCATCTGCTCGAAGCGCGTCGTCCCGTCTGACGACTTGACGATCTTCTCCAACGCACCGGACGCCTCGTTGATGCGGACCCCCCACTCGTCGGCGAACTTCTGGTTGTACTCGGCCCACGCCTCCGGGCCACCCTCCTGCGCCTTGCGCATCGTGTCGTACTGACCACGCATCTCCATGCCGACCCGCCGGAGCTGCCTGGCAGCCTCCCCGCTCTTGCCGGTGATCTGCTCGAAGGCCATCAGTTGCTCCTTCTCCGAGAGGTCGATCTGGTCCAGAGAGCGGCCCAGGACCCGCTGTGCCTCGTTGAGCTGGAGGAACAGGGTCGCACCCGCACCGGCCGATGAGCGGGCAGCCTGCGCACCACCCAGGCCGCCCTTGAAGGACTGCCCCTGCGTCGCCAGGTCCATCAGCGACCGGGCCAGGCCCGCCCCAGCACCGCCGGTCGCACCCACCTGCGCGGTGAGCATCCCGAGCTTCTGCGGGGACATCTTGCCGAGGGCCTTCGCGAGGTCCTCGCCCTTCAGCCCACCCAACCCGAAATCGCCGAGGATGCCCTGGATGGCGGACGCCTTGCCCTGGTCCTTCGAGGCAAGCTCTTCGAGCTTGCGCCCGAACTCCTCGGCCGACCGCACAGCGTCCTTCTGGAGAATGCGGGACGAGAGCTTCACGCCCGTCGTCATCGTCTTCTTGATGCGGTCCTGGGTGCCCTCGTCCTTGAAGCCCTTCATCAACTGCTGAAGGAAATCGCCGCCCATCTTCTGGCCGAGGATCTTGCCGAGGTTGATGAGCAGCCCGGCCGCTTCTTCGAGCCGGACGTTATACATCGACATCCCGCTCGTGGCCTGGAGCAGCATGTTGAAGAACCGCTTGGTCGCGAAGCCCGACTCCTTCGCCGCGACGGTGATGTTCGCGAACCTGCCCGAGACGCCTTCAAGGGTGAGCCCGAGTTCCTCCATGTAGGAGGCCATCGTCGAACTCATTTCCTGCGTGCTCAGGCCGAGCAGCTTGCTGTAGGTGAGGGCCGCGACCGTGTACTCCTCCAGCCGCTTCATCCCATCGGCGGCCTGGGCGATGCCCTCCTTCATCTGCCGGAATGAGACGCCTGCACTGGCGAACCCGCCGAGGATCTCCAAGTGGTCCTTCGCCGTGGTGCCCCACACGTTCTTGAGCGTGAACGCCTCGGCGAAGTGCTGGCTGATGTTGGTGAGGGTGTCACCGAGCCTGCCGTACTGGTCCGCCAGGTCGGCCCCTGCCAACCCGCTCGTCATCAGGGTGCGATTCAAGTCCTTCATCGCGGAGTCCGCAGCGACGGCGATGGCGACAAGCGCACCAATCCCTGCGGCGAGCGCACCGATGGCGGCGATGGCCGGTCCGACCTTCGTCAGGAGCCCTCCGAGGCCCTTGAGCAACCCGGCTCCAGCCCCTCCCTCCTGCGCCTTCTTCAGGGCCTTCGTCCCCGCCCCACCGACGCCCCCTCCGAGGCCCTTGAGCAACCCGCTCACGTCCCCGCTCTTGATCTTGCTGAAGGCCGACGTGATGCCGTCCGCGAAGGCGTCGCCCGCCTTGATGGTGCCCTTGAAATGCTCCTTCGAGGCGAGCTTCGCGGCCTGCACCATCGCCTTCTTGCGACGCTGCATGACCTCGTCGGTGGCGGTCTTCTCCGCCTTGAACTGCCGCTGCAAACCGGCCAGGCGTTCCTTCTCCTCCGCACGCAGAGCCTTGAGCCGCTGCTTCTCCTGCTGCTCGATGCCTCGGCGGCCCATCTCGATGCTCAACTCGAATACACGCTTGTTCGAGGTGGCGATCTGGTCGGACACCGAGGTCAGCTTGCGGGTGAGCCCCTGGATGTTCGTGAGCGCGAAGCCCTTGCCTGCCGCGTCCGCCACCGTGCCGGTGAGGATCTTCTGGATGTCCTTCTGCGAGCGGGCGAACTGACGGATGAGCGGAGTCGGGTTGAACCCGAGATCGACGTTGCCTGCCGCCTTGCGGAGGTCCTTGACGAACTTCTTCGTGTCCGCCTCAAGCTCGACTGTCAGGCCGAGGACATCGTTGATCGCCATCGGTTACTCCCCTGCCCCGAAGGCCGGGCTGCGGCCCTTGATCAGCTCTCCGAGCGTCCTCTGGTCTGTGTCCGCTTCGGCGTTCGGGTTCACCACACGACCCTCCTGCACCTGGAGATTGCCGGTGGACGGCTTGATCCCGTACCTGTTGCGCACCCCCTCCGTGGCAGGGGCCTGCGGCAAGAACGCCACCTTCGAGCCCGGACCACGCTGCGCCAGCATCGCCTGGAGCTGCTCGCCGGTCACCGCCATGAGCGGGCGGGGCTTGAACTCGCCCGTCTCCCACTCCAGCTCCTCCCGCTTCTTCTGCAAGGCCGCCCGGCGAGCTTCACGCTCCTGCCTGGCCTGCTCGTGCTGCGCGAGGATGCGGGCCTTGTACTCGGCGACCACCCGGTCGTGGAGATCCTGGTCGTCGGTGACCCAACGCCTCATCTCCTCTTCGAGGTCCTCGACCGACTTCGACCCCTCGATGCGGTGCGTCGAGCCGTCGCCCTGTGCCTCGCCCTTCGGCTTCAGCACCCCGACCTGCTCGTAGAAGTAGCGGTCCAGCCGACCCTGCCGGTCCTTCGACTCGTCACCCCGACGCTGCTGGTCCTTCTTGTCCATCTTCGCGATGGCCTTGGGGGCGTTCGACGAGGCGACGAGCTTGAAGCCCTCCCACGCCGTCTCCTCCTGCCGCTTCGTGTCCTCCATCTCGTTGAAGGCGACCCAGATGCGCTGGATGGCGTTCAACCCGAGGGTCGCAGCACCAGGCACGCCGGAGTGCAGGAGCCCGGCAGAGCCGATGGACTTCCAGCGGTAGCGGCTGTTCGTCTCGTAGTTGTAGACCTCCACGGCCCCCACGGCGTCGCCCACCCGGACCCACAGGCCGAGCAGGATGCTGAACAGGATCTCCAGCACCGGGACGGGGAGCTGCCGGACGTACTCGGCGAGGAAGGGGATGGCGTTGTCGTGGCCGAGGACCGTGCGGCCGTTGACCATCCAGATCGCCGTCGCGACCGCCCACACCCGCCACTCGTACATGGAGACGCCCGCCGTCCGGGCGTTGAGCATGAACAGGTCACCCGTGCCCAAGGACCGCATGTTCAGGCGAACGCCCCCGACGACCACGGAGTGCGTCAAGAACCCTGGCGACAGCAGGGCGTCAACGTCCTCGTAGAAGCGGTTGCGCTGCTCTGTGGTGGTCCTCGGGAGCATCCGTCCTCATTTCAGGGCTTCGGGGGCGACTTGAACCTTGGGTTCCGCGACCCGCTGGCCTCCTTCGGGGGGTTGAGGACAGGGGCGGCCGAGGGAGTCCTCGCGGCCGGGGTGCCCAAGTCCTGCACGGGCATCTCGAACACCGGGGCTCCGTCGATCTCCCCTCGCTGCGTGGCCTTCGCCGAGGCCGCCAGGGCTCCGACCTCCTCCTCCGCCTCTCGGGCGTCCAGGTGGGGCGCTCGGCGCACCTGCGGGTGGACCCCCTGCAAGGCCGACCCCTGGTCCACCGGCTGCTGCCCGGCGGCAGATCGCCGACGCATCTCCAGCAGGCGGTTGTGCTCGGCGTCCAGGGCCGCGTCCAGGTTGTCGTCGTCGTCCATGTTGATGAACGACGAGTCCGCCGGGGGCGTGGCGGGCCGCGTCTGTGCCGGGGCGGGCCGTGCAGGCCGGGGCTGCCGCTCCGGCGGGGGCGGGGCCGACGACGGGCTGATGGGGCCGGTGCGGCGAGCTGCGGCCGGGAGAGCCTGCTCGGGGTTGATGACCGGCTCGTCCGGGTCCACCTCGGGCTGCGGCGGAGCCTCGGGCTCCTGGTCGTCCGCCTTCGCGAGCGCGGCCACCTTGTCGGAGAACTTCGCCTGCTCGGCCGCCTTGCTCTGCTCCAACTGCGCCTGAAGGTCTTCCATGCGCTTCTGGAGCCGCTCGATCTCGGCCGGGATGCTGGACGGCTCGTACTCGATCTGCTTCTCGGCCTCCGCCTCGGTCTTCGTGACCAGGTCGTTGAACTTGGCGAAGACGGCGGTCAGGGCGGCCCGGCTCCAGCGGGAGAGGAGCTGCCGCATGGCCTTGTACTTCTGGATCTTGATGGGGACGCCCGTGTCGAGCTTCTCGCCCGTCTCGACGTACTCGACGCCCCGGAAGCTCGTCTCGCCGACCGCGATGACCGCGTGGGACAGGCAGCCGATGCGGAAGCGGTCGAGGTAGTCCACGGCCGAGTGCTCGCCCTGGTCGGACTCGTTGAGGGCTCCGGCGGCGTACTTCTGCGCCTCCACCTCCTCCGAGGGCAGGAGCACCCGGATGGTGATGGTCGTCGAACCAGCGTCGAACGTGAGTTCGCCCTGTCCGATCTCGGCGATGGGAGCAAGTGCCTGCTCCAGGGCCTTGAAGTCGATCTGCATCTGCACGTTCCCCTACTGGTCGGGAAACAGCAGTGGCGGCGCTGGACAGGTCAAGCGGTCGTGATCAGGCCGTATCCGTCGTCAGCACATCGAGCCATCCCGCTGGGGGAGGAGTACAGAGCAAGCAGAGGGTCGTCACATTCGTCGAGTAGTCCGTCGCGGGCCACCGGCTGTTTCCGTGGTCACATGAACCATCGCCCCCACATGGGGACGAGGCAGTCGTCTACATCCTACCCAGCCCGGCTACTGCTTCCGGGCGGCTCGGTCAGCTCACGAAGGGCGAGATCGGGCTGCCGCCCGTGATGTCGCCGCCCGTCTGCGCGACCTGGAAGTTCGGGTCGGACTCGCCGAAGCGGATGGAGCCGAGCTGCCCGATGGTCGGGTCGTTGCCGGTGGCGAGGAACTCGCCGTACATGGAGGCGAAGTCGTGAACGTCGCTGACGGTCACGTCGCCGGACTCCATGATCATCCCGCTGTCCTTGGCGAAGGTCGCGGACCAGGACGTGAACCAGCACGCCTCGTAGATGGTGATGATGGCGCTGTGGCCTCGGGCGTTCTTCGGGGCCTTGCCCGCTCCGCCGCTGCCGGTCCCCGTCGCCGGGTTCCCCGCCGGGCCGAAGTCGTTGGTGACCTCGGGGTACTCGATGCGAGCGACGCCGCCGTCGAAGGAGCCCGCGTCGCCGCTGTGCCCGGTGTTCGCCTGGCCGAGGTCGATGTCCGCCAGGCTGGAGAACACGAGCTGCTGCTCGATGTCGAAGGGCCAGCGGTGGTGGGCCAGCGAGCGCACGGGGCCGTCCACGCCGGAGGCGTAGCCCGTCGCCTGCCAGAGGTTGCACAGGTAGAGCAGCGCCCGCTCGAACGAGCCGGTCGTCGGCTCGGTCACGCTCGGGACCAGCTCGGCGACCTGGTCGCCGAAGCCGATGCCGCGCACCGGCTCGACCGTGCGGCTCTGCGACGGGTTGAAGCTGGAGACGACGCCCATCTGGTGCATCGCTGCCGCCGACCCGTAGTGCGGCGTCAGCAGACGAACCTTCTGGCTCACCGCCGTCCTGGTGTTGGGGCTCGTCCCGAAGTTGTAGAGGTACGAGCTGCCGCCCAGGCCGTTCGCGGGGCCGTTGTCCATGTTCGCCATGAGAGGTCCTCCGTGCGGGCGATCAATGCCGTCTCGCTCACTACCTGCGGCGTATAGAAGCCCTAGCGAAAACGAAAATGGACTTGATTTTGGGGGCGAAGTACGCTGGTCAGGTGAACAAGCGGCTCACCAGCGACCAGGCACAGGCCATCATCGACCGGGCAGCCGAGGGCGAGCTTCAGAAGGATCTGGCCGCCGAGTTCGGTGTCAGCCCGAGCGCGATCTCGAACATCGTCAAGGGGAAGGCCTGGCCGGATCTCGACCGGCCCGACCCACCTGCGGTTCGAGTTCGAGGGGCGAAGCTCAAGGCCGAGGACATCCCCACCATCCTCGCCCGCCTGGCGACCGAGAAGCCCTCCTCCGTGGCTCGGGACTACGGGGTCACCCGCCAGGCCATCGCCGACATCGGCCGGGGGAAGACCTGGTCACACATCCCACGGCCGGAGCCGACCCGCCGTCGCCGGAAGGTGTGGGAGAGCTAGTAGGCGTTCAGCTTCCAGATGCGCTCGAACTCCTTCTGGAACGCCCGCACGGCGTACTTCAGCCGGATGATCACGAAGTTCTCGGCGTTGTGCTTGTCCGCGTTCTTCGACCAGTTGAACGAGCCGGTGATCACGGCGGAGGAGTCGCCGATGCACACCTTGTGGTGCATCGCCCCGGCCTGCGTGTCCTTGCGGACATCGACGCCCATCACCTTGAGCTTCTCGTCGTCCGACCCCTTGTTCGTGGACATGAGGTGGTCGGTGATGACGCGGACCTTCACCCCGCGCTTGTGCGCTCGGGCGATGGCCTCGGCGATCTCGTCGTGCGTGATGGCGTAGACCGCGATGTCCAGGGTGGATTCGCAGTGGTCGATGAAGCCGATGATCTGGTCGGCAGCCCCCTGGCGGGGGGAGAAGTACGTCGAGACGTGGGGCCTGCGGGCCATGAGGAACCTCCTGCGGGGATTGGGATCTTGACCCTACCCCGCAGGAGGCTCCAGCTCGTCAGATGGACGCGCGGATGGTCGGCCAGGGGTCGTCGGAGGCGAACAGGGCCTCGTAGTCGGCCTGCTTGCCCTTGAGCCGCTCGGGCTTCCGGGCCGCCAGGATGGCCTTGCGGACCGCGACCGACTGGCCGTTGACCGCCTCCTTGTTGGCGGCGAGGAAGTTCGCCATCCGGTCGAGGTGCTGCTCGTAGACGCCGGGCATCTCCTTCGCCGCCGCCGCGACCACCAGCATCAGGATGGTGGTGTTGAGCACCCGCTCCTCGATGGTGTCGCCGATGACGCCGCCGTCCGCCGCGAGCCCCGCCACGTCCACCAGCAGGTTGCCGCTGAAGGTGAAGGACAGGTCGAAGTCGTCCACCGAGGAGGCGAAGGCCGACACCGCCGCCACGGGGATCGCCTCGTGCTCCCGGTTCAGGTCCCCGCCGAACGACAGGCTGCGGGAGCCGCCGCCCTTCATCATGCTGCCGCCGCGCGTCGTCTCGAAGCTGCCGAAGCCCAGGGAGGCGTCCGCCGACATCGAGTACATGGCCGCCGAGGGGCGGCTCCGGGTGACGCTCCGGCGGATGCCCCGCGAGGCGAAGCCGCCCGCCACGGGAGCCGTCTGGCCGAGGATCGAGGCGTAGTTGACCGACACCGGGAAGACGCCCGCCGGGTCCTGCCCCTCGGGGGTGCCGACCGAGACGACCTTCTGCTCGGGCGTGATGCCCGCCTGGTCGCCGATGCGCTCGACGACCGTGACCAGGCTCATCACCCGGCTGGCGAGGCCGAAGCCCTCGGAGACCGCGACCATCTTCTGCTCGACGCGGTCGCGGGTCGGGGTGCCCGCCCCGGCCATGTCCATCTTCGAGGAGAGGTCACGTCGAACTTCACCGAGTCCGAGCCGAAGTGGACGATGCCGAACTCGTCGTCCGGCTGGAGGACCGACAGGCAGGCCAGGAGCGCCTGCTTCGCCTTCTCGATGGGCGCACCGTGCATCGAGCCGGAGCGGTCGATCAGGAAGCACACCCGGCGGGGCTGCCGCTTCACCTTCGGGAAGGCGGAGGAGGGCAGGAAGGCGGTCCAGCGGGCCGCGTCCTTGGGCACCACCGGCTCGTCACCCGTCGCCGTGGCCCCGAGCAGGGTCGCGTCGCCGAAGATGAGCGCCTGCGCCTCGGGCACCTCCACGTCGATCACCAGGTCGCGGTTCGGCGTGTCGTTCATCCCGGCGAGGCTCACCAGCTTGCTGCCGTCCGCCTGCGGAGCGACCTTGATGCGGTGGCTCGGGGAGGAGACGGTCGCCAGGTCGGTGCCGCCGAAGCACGTCAGGTTGAAGGTCACCTCGTGCAGCCCGAAGCCGCTGTTCTTCCACTCGGGCAGCACCAGGTCGCCGAAGATGTCCGAGGGCAGCTCGATGGAGCCCCCGTCCTCGGACGCCGACGCCTTCGCCTGCGGGTGGTAGTTGGGGGCCAGGGTGAAGGGGTAGCGGAAGCGGAAGCCCTTGTCCTTGGTGTCCACGCCGACGACCACGTCCATGATGACGCTGATCTCCTCGTCGGGCTGCACCTGGCCGACCGTCAGGTTGACCATGCCGTCGATGTTCGTCTCGGCGAGCACCGACAGGTGCCCGGCCGCCACGCCCGTCTCGTACTCCTTGCGGGCCTTGTCGCGCTTCTCCAGCCGGGACTCCGACTCGAAGTTCTCGCCGATGACCTTGAAGCGGCGGAGCGTGCCGCCGGTCGGGAGCTGCGAGACGTACACGGCCTCCATCGGTCGCGTGCCGAGGCACCGGAAGCGGTGGATGACGCGCACGAAGCTGCCGATGGGGTAGACCCGGCCGGTGACTTCGAGGCTCTGCATCGCCAGGTCGATCTGCTGGCCGGTGCTCGTGTCGATCAGGGTGTTCACTGCGTGGGCGTTCATCTTCATGCTCCCTCGGACGAATCCGGGCTCTCGTTGGGGTCCTGAACCGCTCGGACGAACGAGATCAGGGCGCGGTCGATCTTGTGCCTCCGCCAGGGCGGGACATCCGAGCGCACCATCACGGCCACGTCGGGCGTGGGCTGGATGATGAGCCAGGGCTGCGGAACGGGCAGGCTCGGGTCCAGCTCGCCACGCTCTTCCATCTGGACCCGGATGTGGTCGAGCGTCAGCCCGGCCTCCTTCAGCTCCTTGACGGTGTTGAGGGCGTCGAGGTGAACCCGGCCGTAGGTCGCGTCGCGACCCGCCTTGAGCGGCGGCGGCAGTAGCTTCTTGCTGATGTAGTGGCGAATGGTCCGGGCACTGAAGCCCGTCCGGTCTGCCAACTCCAACAGCGTGTAGGTCTCTCCACTCATGCGGAGGAAGCTACGGCAAGAATCCGACAGTGTCAAGTGGGTGTCGCGTTTTCTGTGGGGGTCCACCCCGAGCCCCAGCGGGTAGGCGGGCTGAACGCCGAACGGAGACACGACATGGCCGTCAACGCCCGCACCTTCCAGATCCTCTACATCGTCCGGCAGCGGGCGGTCGCCGACCAGACCACCAGCTCCGGCGAGATCAGCGAGTTCATCGCCGACCGCCGGAAGTCCGCCCCCGAGTCCTACGGCAAGGCGTACATCGCCCCCTCGGCCCTCACGCAGATGCTCCAGCGGATGACCACCGTGGAGCACCTGCTGACGGTGGACGACGGGGTCTACGAGTTCACGCCGCAGGGGTCGCAGATGGCGGACCTCCTGGTGGACGTGGACGCCTGCTCGGACCTGTTCATCGACTCCTACAAGGAGGCGGTCTGCCTCGCGGTGCTCCAGCAGCGGCAGCGGCTCGGGCAGCCCCCGGCCAACCCCCGTGAGGTGGCCGCCATCGCGAACATCTCGCTGGACTCCGCCCGTCGCGGCCTGACCGCCCTCGCCGAGCACGACAAGATCGTCGAGGACCGCTCGTCCCGCACGCCGGTCTACGCCATGCCGGACCCCCCGGCCCCGCCCGTCCTGGTCCCCGACCCCGAGGACGAGGTGCCCGGAGCCCCCGGCATCACGGAGGCGGACATCGAGAACGCGGCCCGCCTACCGGACGCGGTGGCCCCGGACGAGATCGCCGCCGCCCTGGCGGGCATCGACGAGGACGACGACGACTGGCTCAACAAGCAGCCTGCGGACACGACCGACATGGGGGACGAGCTGCCCCTGCTCCCCGTGGACCTCGGCAAGGTGCTGGGGGATGACGACGAAGAGGAGGGGGACGACGAGCCCGTGCCCGATGCCGACCCCTTCCAGTTCGTGCCGCCGCGTGCGGAGGATGAGCCAGAAGAAGAGGAAGAAGGCGACACGAAGGCCGACCCCTACGACTGGAACGCGGTCTCAGATGCGGTTCGGGAAGGGGTCCTCATCCAGGCCAAGGCTACCGGGATGTCCCTGAACGAGTTCCTCGACACCCTGAACCGGCTGCACGAGGCCAAGGTCCGCGAGGCCCTGTTCGAGGGCTTCGACCGCGCGGACCTCACCCTCCAGTTGTGCTGTCCCGAAGGCTGCTAGTGGCCGTAGGCTCCGCCCGTCTGTGACTTGGGCTTGCCGTCCCACTTGTAGGCGGAGGCGTAGCTGTTCAGGTTGACGTAGGCCCGCCCCTGGTACTCCTTGAGCTTCTTGCGAAGCTCCGGCCCCGCCATCGAGTTCGGGATGGGCATCACCTTCTCCTGCGGCTGCCCCTTCCCACCGACGATCTTCTTCTGGATCTTCTTGAGCTTCACCATCGTCCGGGTCGTGCCCGTCACCTGATAGAAGTCGATGTTCGTCTGGTCGTAGCCCCAGGACGAGTAGAAGATGTCGCCGACGATGACGGCTGAAGCCTGCTTCTGCGAGGCCAGCCGGTAGTTCTTGACGATGGCCCCCATACCGCCGTGGCTGAGGCTGATGTAGCCGCCCTCCCGCTTGAACAGGATGAACTTCGCCCCGCCCTTGTGCGGCTTGCCGTCGATGATGGGGAACAGGCGGATGGAGTACACGTCGTACTTCTTCGAGTAGGTCTTGCGGCCCACCTCGAACTCGGCCATCCCGTCGTCGTTCGTGAAGACGTAGCTCGTGGACAGGCCGAACCAGATCCGCTGGCGAGGACGCAGCGAGTCGTACTCGCGCTCCGACAGCATCGCCGCCTGCTTCGAGGCAGCCAGGCGGACAAGACGCGGGGTCTTGCTGCCGCCGAACCGCTGGAAGTCGTACTCCTCCGCGATCAGCTTGCCGTAGCGGCCGAAGTTGACGAGCACGGTGTCGCCGTCGTAGGCCCCCATCCCCATCTGGTCGAGCAGCCCGGCAGAGGGCATCCCCGCCTCGACCACTTCGAGGACCGTGCCGATGGTCCCGGCAGGCACCTTCACGCTGCTGCCATTCTCCTTGTCGAACGGCGTGTCCACCGTGACTTTGACCTTCTGCCCTCTGCGGGGCAGGCCTCGGGCCTCTTTGTCGAAGGGCACGCCCGCCTGACGGCAGAGGTGCGCCTGGGCCACCCGGTCGATGTGCCGCATGATGTGCTCGGGCACGTACCGGGGCATCTCGCCCTCGGCCGCCAGCACCGGGACGAGCATCGGCCGCAGCTCGGGCACCTCGTTCGCCAGCTTCTTGAGTTCCTGTCGCAAGGGCGTCGTCATCGAGGGCCTCCACTGGTCCTACCTTCCGGCCCGGATAGACAAAAAAACGGGGGCTCAACCTGGCCCGGTCGAGGGTGGTTGTGGGGAAGGAGGCGTATGCCCGGCAACGAACTATTCGGCGACCTCGCCCTCGAACTCGCGAAGGAAGACGGCGGCCCGCAGGGCGTCGCCCAGGCCGTGGACTTCGCGCAGAAGTTCGCCGAGGGTCAGATCCCCGACAACGCGGAGTTCCGCAAGGCTCTGGGCCTGTGGGGCATCGAGGTGCTCGGCGAGGGGCAGGGCATCACCAAGCTCGTCGGCCGCGAGCCGACGATGCGGGTCAAGCTCCCCGAGGGCTGGGTCGCCAAGCGGCACGGCGGGGGCGGGCACAACGGCCTGTTCGACGACCAGGGCCGCCAGCGGCTCTGGTGGCACATCCACGGGTGGGAGCCGATCTCGTACCGCACCAACGCCCGCTACATCATTCGCGAGACCGACGTAGGCCCCAAGCACGCGGTCGCGCAGGTGCTCGACGGCGGCACCCCGGTTCACGCCGTCCCCTTCGAGTACCCCACGAGCCGCGACGACATCCGCACCTACGGGGACGACGTGCCGACGCGCTACTACCTCGACTGGGACGCCCTCCCCGAGGACCAGCGGGAGTCCCTCAACAGGGCGAACAACGCCGCCAACCACGAGGCGAAGAACGCGGCCCGAGCCTGGCTCGACGAGAACCGGCCGGGCTGGAGGGACACCGCGAAGTCCTGGCTGGTGGAAGGCCCCTGATGGAGCAGAAGCACTTCATCGCCGACATCGACGAGATGATCGCCGGGCTGGAGGCCCGACGACAGCGGAACATCGAGGCGGTGAAGGCGATGGGCCGGGAGTTGACCCCGGCGGAAGACGCCCGGTTCGAGGTGGGCTGGGGGATGCTCACCGACATGATCACCGACCTGACCAAGCTGCGCGATGGCTGGAGGGACGGCCACCCCATGTACCGCAAGACCGAGAAGATGCTGGAGGCAACCGAATGATCCGCGTACAGGCCCCGGCCGACATCCCCGAGGGGCCGCACTTCGCGGTCCACGTCTACAAGAGCAACAGCGTCCACGTCCCCGGCGACGAGCGGAGCCGCACCCACCCAGGGCACGGTTACCCCGCGCACACGGCCACCAACGAGACCTTCGAGCACTGGGTGACCACCGACGAGGCGGCCCTCAACGCGAAGGTGGCTGAACTCTCGAAGGTCCCGAAGCACAGCTACGGCTGGAAGCAGCCCGTCTTCGCGGTCCTGAAGGTCGAGCGCAAGCTGACCGTGACGACCACGACGACCGTGGGCATCAAGTAGCCGCCGTGCGATTCCTCACCGTCTTCCTCAAGGACGGGGACACCACCCGGCGGATGGATGTCAACAGCGAGTACCGCGTCGGCGACCTGCTGACGCAGACGGACTTCGAGTTGCTCCGCAGCGGGGAGATCCTCGTCGTGCAGGGGGCCGCCATCTGCATGAGCGAGTCGCACCTGAGCGACAACGGCACCTTCGAGATTCTCCGTGACCCCGACGCCATCAAGGCCCGCGTCCAGGGGATGTTCAAGGTGCCCTCATGCTCGTCGTGAAGATCGAAATCTGGCCCCTCGGCCACGAGGACCAGGCGGAGGAGATCGGCCGGATGCTGATCCACAACCGGGGCGACCACAAGAACCGGCCCCGACGCGGCAACTACGGCGTCCGCCTGATGCGCAAGGGGGCCGCCAGGACCGTCCAGCGCACCGCCGAGGTGCTGGACTACCCCCGGCTCTCGTACCCCGTCTGGAAGCTCGTCAGACGCGCCCTCGAAGCCCTGGACGTGTAGGGCTCAAGACCCCGAGCCCGCAGGTGGTAGCTGTATGGACAAGGAGCCCCACATCTGGACCCTGATGGGGTCCGGCCATCGCGTGACGACGTGCTACGAGCGCCCGCTCGCACGAGTGATGCACGAGGGCCAGGAGTACATCACCACCGACCGGCTCTCCTGCTACGTGTCCCATCCGCTGCTCGACCTGTTCACAGGCACCGTCGAGGAGGTCTGGCTGACGCAGGAGCAGATGAGGGGGTTCGATCAGCCCACCTACCGAGACGACGAGCCACACCCCCGGACGTTCGACCTGCCCGAGATCGGCCTGCCCGACCGCGCAACGGAGCGGAAGATCGGGCAGACGACGGGGCGGTTGGAGGGCCACAGCGCCCCCAACAGCCTGCACCGCATCGTGCAGGACAACGGGGGGCCACTGGTGGTCCGGGGACATCACCGAGCCGAGCATCCGCCCCTACTGGATCAAGCCCGCCAGGAAAGGCCGGACCCTGTTCCGGCCTCGACTCCAGTTCGTGATGCCGCATCTGCGCTACCTGAACTGCGTGGGCGACGACGAAGTCTGGGTCCAGCCCTGGGGCCGGTCCGACCGCAAGGACCGGGTGACCGTCTGCACCCACAAGGTCCGCAAGGTCATCGAGGACCTCGGCATGTGGGGCCACTACTACCCCAAGGGTGAGGCCCGGTTCGACGAAGATCTGGCCCGCCAGGAGTGCCTGGCCCGCAAGAACGAGCTGGTGACCACGATGCTCGCCGATGGCACGGCAGCCATCGAGGAGCGCAAGGAACTCCGGCTGGAGAACGACCGGCTCACCCAGGAGCGGCTGGCGGCAGAGAGGCGGATGCAGGCCGCCGAGAAGTCCCTGAAGGAGATGGTGGCGCGTGTGCCCGACGACGTGGAGCAGGCCCTCACCGAACTCCGCAGGGAGCGCGACGAGGCCCTGGAGGCCGCCAGGAAGGCCGATGAGACGCTGGAGACGGCCCGCCGGGAGAACACCGGCTGGGACTGGAGCCGGTTCCTGGGAGGCGACGACGAGGACTGACGCCCCGGCGGCTCAAGAACCGCCGGGGCTGGTCAGGGTCTACAGGCTCGCCCGCAGGTGGAACCGCAGGACGATGTAGAGCAGCGGGAAGACCGGCTGGTAGAAGGCCTCGACGTTGGCGACCGTGGGGTCGTCGGCGTCGGGGGTGGCCTTCAGGCCGGTGTAGATCGCGATGATCTGCTGCTTCACGAGCGTCTGCATCATCTTCGCGAGCCGCCCCTCGACCTGCGAGAGGATGCCGGGCAGGAACTTCAGCCCGATGAACGGGTCGAGCGTGGCCCGGCTCTGCTGCTGGACGTGATCCGCGATGAGCCGGACGGTCGGCGTCTTCGTCAGGATGTTCGTCATGTCGGTCGTCAGACCGTGACGCACCCGGATGAAGGGGGGCTTGTCGTCCAGCACCGTGATGCCCGCGACGGCGAGCTGGTTCTGCTGCACCGCGTCGAGGGTCCGGGCGAGCTGGCTCGGGCCGACGAGCTTCCGCCGCGTCCACGGGGACGCCACGTCGTAGTTCGGCGACACGACCGAGCCGACCATCATGGCGGCCAGCATCGGGCCGTCGATCAGGTGCTCCTTGCTCGTCCCGTTGTCGTCCTCGATGTCGATGAGGGCCATGTCCGGGTAGACCAGGCGCATCCGGTCGCTGGAGAGGACCCCCGCGAGCGTCTTCGCCTGCTCCTCCGTCGAGCCCGCCGACATGCCGATGACCGACGTGCGCTCGCTCCGGTAGCGGATGGACGACTGGATGTCGTTGGACCGCGAGAGGAGCTGGTAGAGCTGCGTCGAGCTGCCGAGCAGCGGGGTGATGAGGTCCGGCTCGATGTGGCCGGGCAGCACGCCCTCCAGCTCGGTGACGGCCGACACGTAGGTCGTCACGTCGGCGAAGTTGCTGCCCTCGGCCCTCGGCACCTGCTTGATGCCGACCAGGACCGCCCCGTTGATCATCGCCAGGTAGGCCGCCAGCGACACCGGGTTCTCCGGGTGGATGGAGCCGTAGGCCGCGATGATGGACGACATGCGGGTGAAGAAGGCCGTCGTGAAGTCCTGCTTCTGGTAGACGTAGCTGGCGTAGTAGAGGTCCCCGATGGCGGGCTCCTCGCCCCCACGCGGGTACGTCGTCACGGTCGCCGTGTCCCCCACGCCCACGTCGGACGTGTTCGCCACCTTCAGCTCGATGCCGGGGATGGACCGGATGGGCAGGTTGGCGTCGGTCGTGACCGTCTTGCTCACCCGGAACAGGAACGTCGCCGCGTCCGGGTAGGCGATCCACGGCCCGGCCGAGTTGTCGTGCCAGCCGCGCGGCAGGATGGTGAAGGTCAGGCCCGTCACCGCGTCGCGGTAGGTCTGGCCGATGGTGCCGTCCTGCCCCGTGCCCGCGTTCAGGATCGAGGTGTCCGCCGAGCCGGAGCCGTTCACCGCGTCCGAGGACGTGACGAAGAACCCGTTGATCCCGGCCTCACCCGCCGAGCCGTTGCTGTCCAGCTCGTCGATGCCCGTCCCGACGAACAGCCAGGAGCGGGTCGTCGCGTCGAGCAGGGTGATGGTGGAGCCGGTGCCGTAGTCGGTGGCCGCCGGTCCCGCCGAGATGATGTGCAGGTACTTCCGCGACGCGGCGTCCGTCACCACCTTGGCGAGCGCCTGGCCCGCGAACTCCGTCGCCGCTCCGCCGATGGAGGAGAAGTCGTGGAGGAAGTTCGACAGGCTGCCCGGCTCGCGGTGCGAGTTGAGGGCCGAGGCCAGCAGCTCCGCCGTCACCAGCACCCGAGCCGCCACCGTGCCCTCGGTCAGGCCGAGCAGCGTGTTGGCCGACCCGGCACCCACCTCGACGCGGTGCGTCTCGTGGAAGCCCTGGCTGGTGATGCGGAAGCCCGCACCCTCGGCCTGGACGATGCCCGCCGCCTGGACCGCCCCCAGGTTCCCGAAGGGGGCACCCGGCAGGTTGGCGATGGCCGTCTGGATCTGGAGGATGATGCGGTTGCCCGCCCCCGCCGCGATGCCGAGGATGTTCACCGTCCCCGCCGCAGCAGCCGCGAACTCGACCCGCACCGGCTCACCGTCGAGGGTGAACTCCAGCACGTTGTTGGCCGCCTGCGCGCCCGTGCCGTCGAAGAAGGTGACCTGCGGCTCGCCCACGGCGTCGGTGCCGCCCGCGAAGCCGACCCGGCCGAGGACGGAGGCCGCCAGGACCGTGCCGCCGTGACCGGCCTCGCCGTACTCGGCGTTGCTGATCCCGGCCTTCGTGTTGCCCGAGCCCGCCCCGACGAGGAGCTGGCACTGGTCCACCGCGTCGTGCGCCGTGACGGACACGCCGCCCGGCTGGAGCCGGTTGCGGAGGACCAGGCGGTCGTAGTTGAACGTGCCGGTCGCGGCGGGCACCTGGAGGCGGTAGCCCCGCGCGATGCCCACGTCGGAGCCGACGCCGCCGTTCGGCCCGCTGATGAGCTTGGCCTGCTGACCGGCCGCCCCCGCCACGTCGAACCCGGCGAGGACACCGAGGTCGTCCGCCGCCGCGCCCTGCGCCACGATCTCCAGGTAGGCCGCCTGGTCCAGGGGACCGGGCTGGAACTGCACCTGGAGGCGACCGTCGCCGTCCGCCGAGAAGATGAAGTCCGTGCCGAGGTTGGCCGCCGCCAGCGTCGCCACCGCCGACGCCGCCGCCGGGCCGATGAGGAACGTGTGGCCGCCGACCGGGGCTCCCCGGAAGGCCTCGTTGAGGTCCGTCGCCAGGTCGGTGACCGAGCTGTGCAGGGCCGCCACGGTGGCGCTCAGGGAGACCGCCGCCTGGGTGTCGCCGAGGATGCGAACGGTGATGGTGTCGAAGCCCGCACCACCGGCCAGGTCCACCGGGCCGTTGAAGCGCGTCGCGCCCTTCAGGACCGGCATCGTGTCCGGGTTGTAGAGCTTGTAGGGGTCGGCCAGGACGAAGGCGTTCACGCCGTCGATGGCCGCCGTCAGGGTGACGACGCCCGTGGTCCCGTTGTAGTCGAGGACCTCGCCGACCGAGCCCGCCGTGATGGCCGTCGCCCCGTTGCCGACGACGACGAGCCAGCCGTTGTAGTAGTCGTCGATGGGCACGCGGTAGGTCGCGTCCAGCTCGAAGGTCGTCGTCGCCGGGGCAGCCGCGCCCGCGACGCCGACGTGGCCGTCCGCCGCCTCGTTGATGGCCGCCGCGATGTCCGCGACCGTGGTGTTCGCCACGGCCGGGACGGTGGCGGTGATCTCCACCCCGTCCACGGTGAGGATGATCTGCTCGGCACCCGCCGTGAAGTCGGCCACGTCGAAGTCGGTGCCGTCCGGGTACTCCAGCGGCTCGCCGACGAAGTGGGCCATGACGCCCGCCGCACCACCGGAGATGGTGTCGAGGTCGGTGCCCGCCGCCGGGAGGACCGTGTCGCCGTTGATGGTCATCGCCACCAGGTCGGACTCGGCGGGGATGAAGGCGTAGGGGGCCGGTCCGGCGACCGTGTACTTCGCCGGGGTGTCCGAGGTGTCCGAGAAGGTGACCGTGACCACCTCCTCCACCGGACCCTGGAAGGTCGTGCCGGAGCCGCCCTCGAAGTGCAGGTCCGGGGTCAGCTCGCTGCCGCTCGGGAACACGATGTCGATGCCGGTGAGGCCCGCCGACTTCGTGCTGTTGTCGAACGTCGGCGTGAACACGTCGTTGCTGCCGGAGTCCTGAATCGTGTAGGTCCCGACGCCGCTGACGCCGGGGATGACCACGGCCAGGGTGTAGGCCATGTCCACGATGAGGGAGTGGTAGAAGCTGGCGTAGACGCTCGCCCCGACCGGGACGGGCTCGCGCAGCGTGACCACGCTCCCCTCGACCTTGACGGCGTCCACCTTGCCCCGTGCCAGGGCGTCGTCCACCGAGAAGCCCCAGTAGACATCGACCACGTCGGGCCGGTTCACCGGGACGCCGATGCGGTCGTTGGCGACGCTCTGGAAGAGGCTCTGCCCGAGGCTCGTCGAGCGGCCGTTGCCGAGGGTCGGGTTCAGCGGGAGCTGGAACTCGGTCGCGCTCGCGGCACCCTGCGACGACACGACGGCCGTGCAGGGGGACATGAAGGTGCGGTTGTCGATCAGGGTCGGGGTGATCTGCGTGTCGTCGAACAGCTCGGAGCCGGTCGTCGTGATGCCGCTGGCGACCAGGGCCGCCGTGCCCCACATGACCCGGTCGTTCTCCAGCACGAAGTCCGCGCCCTGGATGTACTGGCTGCCGCCCGGCACGTCGCCGACGCGGGTGAGGCTCGTCACGTTGACGTGCGCCAGGTGGTCGTAGGTGTCCTGCCAGGTGTTGAACCAGTAGGTCACCGTCACCGTCGCACCGGCCACCGGGGCCTGCGTCAGGGTGATGGCCCGCGTCGCGCCGTCCACGCTCTCGGGGATGACCTGCGTGCCGTCCACCTTCACCGTGACGTGGCTCGGATCGGTCGTCGTGACGCCGCCGTTGGTGCCGTCCACGATGGGGCCGTTGAAGGTGTAGAAGGTCTTGCGGCGGGTGCTCGTGCTCCCGGCCACCAGGCCGAGCAGCGCGTTCGCCGTGCCGTCGAGGACCGTCAGGTCGTGGTCGGCGTTGAGCGACAGGGTGCTCTCGCCGTGGTTGTTGACGAAGGTCGCGCCCGTCAGCGTCCCGATGCCCGCACCGGAGATCACGTTCGCGATCTGCTGCATCGTGTAGTCGGACTTGGGCGTCAGCGTCAGCGTGGTCTGCGTGCCGTCCACGACGAGGTTCAGCACGTTGTTCGCCGGGACGACCACCTGGCCGTTGGGGCCGAGGGTGTCCGCGTGGATGTCGAGGGTCGTGGTCCCCGGCGTCGGGGCGTTCACGTCCTTGATGCCGACGCTGGCCCGGATGATGGCCGCCTCGGCCGTCACCTGGTCGGACACGTCGTCCGTGACGAGGGTGTCCTCGCGGTTGAAGAAGTAGCTGACCCGGACCAGGTCGCCGAGCTTCGGAGCCGTCGCCAGCTCGATGATGCCGGTCGCACCCGTCACCGACAGGACCACGATGGGCAGCCCGTTGATGGTGACGCTCACGTCGCTGCGGCTGTTGCTGGTCGTGCCCCGACCCGTGCCGTCCACGATGGGCAGGTTCCGCACCTGCACCTTCGTCAGCGTGCCGTCGAAGTTGCCCCGCGTCACCGCCCCGGTCGCCGAGACGCTGACCACCGAGCGGCCGGTCATGTCCTCGCCGACGATCCGCTGGTCCACCGTGGCGGAGGAGCCGCGCACGACCTCCAGGTCGGTCTGCGAGAGGTACTCGTTGCCCTCACCGATGAGGACCGGGACCTTCAGGGACTCGATGGCCCCGATGAGCGGGTTCTCGAAGTCCGTCTCGGTGTAGACGTTGGGGGGAGCGTAGTTCAGTCCGGGGAAAGCCATCAGGGCACCTCACGAGTTGGTCCACGGGGTTCGAGCATCCGGCTGTCCGCATCGAATCCATCCGCCCCTTCAAGGGGGGAGGCAGATCTCCCGAAGGAGAGCACCAGCTAGTGATCCATCCAGTCGTTCATCCCCATCGTGACCATCTCCCCGCAGGGAGAGGAGGTGCCCAGGCGTCGTCCCGAAGAACTCGCCCTTCGCTGTAACTGCTGCGGGATAGCCTAACTAACGGCTGTCCCGCTTCCACTCGCCCGCCTTCTCGTGGATCTTCTGTGCTCGGTCGTGGACTGCACGCTCCTCCGGCTTGAGCACGCCGTAGCTGCCGTCCGGCCGCTTCGAGAGGTCCTTGCCGGTGACCCCCTCGGCGGCCATGACCTCTTCCTTCTGCCGCTTCCGGCCCTCGGCGACATCCCACCCCTGGCGGGAGGACTGGCCGATCACGCGATCGATGTGCGTGTCCAGGTCGTGGATGCCGGTGTTCTGCGGGCCGGGGCCGTCCACGTTCTTGTTGAAGTGCCCGGCCACCGTCGAAGGCGGCATCGGAGGGGCGTCCTCGCCACAGTCCGGGCACTCCTTCGGCTTCCGCCGGTCGGCGACAGGCGCACGCCCGTCGAAGCGCACGCCACAGGCGCACTGGTACTCGTAGGTGGGCATCAGCAGAACCTCCCGACGAGCATCTTCCGGCCTTCCGGGGTGCGGATGAGCCCACGAAGGGTCGGCTCCGTCTGCACCTCCAGTTCCTCGACCGACAGCGGCGGCCCGAGAGCTTCGTCGATGGTGTGGGAGAGCGCGTTCAGGTTGATGAGGTGGTGCTTCTCATCGGTGTGGTCGATGAACCCGATGCTCCGCCTCACCGTCTCGTCGGCGGAGACGAGTTCGTGCCCCCGGCAGGCTTCGAGCTGGTCGAACCAGGACTTCGCCGTCTTGTGTCGTACTTCTTCCATCGGGTCCTACTTGATCATCGGGAAGGTGCCTGCCTTGCCCGACCAGAAGGGGTCCTGCACGGCCTGGACACCAAGGTCTTCCAGTGCCTTGATGTTACCGTCCTCCCCCCGAAGTTCATCATCGGACAGGGCCTCGATCTCCGCTGCCTGCTCCCGCGTCAGCGGAGCGGCCTGCCGGAGCCAGCCGTCGATGGGGACGTGAAGGGACCAGTCGGTCTGGCAGGTGATCGAGAAGTTCGCGTTGTAGAAGTAGTCGTCGCCGTTCTCGTCGTACACCTCCTCCGACTCCCCGCCCAGCGAGACATCGGTGATCTCGATGCCCTGGTGGGACAGGTGGGATCGGAGGACGCCCCACAGGTACACGACCGTCTGATCGACGATCTCCTGCTGCGAGTACACGTCGCGGCTCATCACGTCGCAGTCGAGCTGCAACTCCCACTTGCCGCCGTACTCCAGGGCCGCCGGGCGGCGGATGTCGTGGACCACGATGGCGAGCTGGTCACCGGCCTGTGCCCGGCGACCGAAGGCCAGCACCACGCCCGGCAGGGCGGTGTTGTTGGCGTGCATCTCGGTGATGGGGTACGGCCCCTGCGACTCCAGCGGGTAGCGGTAGTCGGCCTGCAACCACCGCCCACCCGTCAGCGGCCTCGCCAGGGTGATGCCCCCGGTGAGCTGCTCGCCTCCGGCGTCGGTGTCCAGGGTGTAGCCCACCCCCTCGGTCATGCGGAAGCCGGAGGGCTGCTCGAACAGGCGGAGGCTGCCCGGCAGCGGGGCCTGCGCAAGCTGTGCCGTCGTATCGGTGAGCAGGGTGACCGGCTCGCGGACCACCTCGATGAGCGGGTCCACGTAGAAGACCAGGCTCCCGGCCTCCTCCACGATGTCGATGTAGTAGATGCCGGGGTCGGTCGGGAACAGGCCGCCGTTGTTCTGGACCGCGACGGCATCCTCGCGCACCCACTCCAGCGAGAGGCCGGGCTTGTTCTTGACCTTGGTGAGCAGGCAGTAGCTCTCGACGACGCCGACGTAGTTGTCGGCGGAGAGGTCCACCCGGTTGCCCGAGCCGGTCTTGATGATGATCCCGTGCTGCGGGCGCTCCTTGAAGCTGAACTTCCCCTGGATGTTCTCGACCAGGTCGTCGCGGTACTTCGGGTGGTAGGACCAGTAGCGACGCAGCTCTTCGATGAAGCGTCGCTTCAGCGCCTCGGTGAGCTGGAAGTACATGGCGTCGCCTCCACGGGGGTCTACCCTCCGCCGTCGATAGGCGAATCAGGGAGGGCCACCACGACAGGGGCCTCGTGGCAGGGGCAGTCGCAGAGGATCTCGACCCCCTCCAGCCGGTGCTCGGAGCCCGTGCAAGCGAAGGTCGTCTCGTTGTCCGCCTCGGAGGCGCAGACGAACCTGTAGTCCTTGCCCTGGTGCGGGACGGATCGTTCCGGGTCGCAGAGCCGAGCCCGGATCTGCATCAGTCGGTCTTCTTCCCGGTCAGCACGGTGACGGTGAGCTTGTCGGGCACCAGCTCGACCACGTTGCCCGCCCCGTCCGTCTTCTTGTGGACCTCGCGGCTCTGCTCGATGTGCAGCTCGTCGAAGTCGAACACCGTCTTCGGCACGTCCGGGTCGGCGAACTCGACGGTCACCCGTGCGCCCTGCGCGGGCCGCTCGTCCAGAAAAGAAACCTGCTCGAAGCCTTCGTCGCTCATTCCTCGTACTCCTGCATCGCCTGGACCAGCATCCCGAAGGCGACGGCGTTGAGGGGGTCCTTGGCCGCGCGGACTTCGCTGACCTCGATGGGGAACTTGCGCTTCTTCTTCCGCCAGACCTTGTTGAAGAGGTCGAGGAAGCTGCCCGCCTGGCTCGTGCCGCCGGAGACGATGATCGGGATCGGCTTCGGGAAGGTGTACTGCCCGGCCTTCGAGGCGAAGTGGGCCACGACCTGGTCGAGCGCGAACTCGATCATCGCCTTGTAGTACAGGGCGAGCGCCTCCTCCGGCTGCGTCTCGTGCGTCACCAGGTCGATGCCCGCCTCCTTGAGGGCGCACATCTGAGCCTGCGTCATGCCCACCGCCTGAGCGGCGTGCTTGTCGATCCAGTCCCCACCCCGCTGCACGGAGAAGGACAGCACCTCGGTCGTGTTCAGGGCCAGGGCCACGTTCGTCATGCCCGAGCCGAAGCTGAAGGACAGGCCGCTGAAGCCCTCGGGGGCGCACTCGGAGAAGATGATCGCCATCGCCTCGTTCGCGGGGAACGGGTCGAAGCCGCACTCCTCCACGATGCGCTCGAAGACGCCCCGGTGGTAGATGATGTCCCGGTCCGGCTGGTCCAGGGGCGGAGCGGGCACCGAGAAGTAGCAGACCTCGTCGGAGGTCGCGGGGTCGCCGAGCACGTTCTGGATGAGCAGCTTCAGCACGCCGAGGGCGTCCTGCTCGCTGGCGGAGATCAGGCCCCCGGCCAGCGGGCGTCGCGGATCGCCGCCGAAGACGTTCGCCATCTCCATCGCCGCGTCGCCGAGGATGAGCATGTCGTCCTCACGCTCGACGTAGCTCGTGTCCGAGAGCTTGAGCATCCGGCTCTTGCTCTTCGGCAAGGACATGAAGGCGTCGCGCATCCGCTTCGTCTCGATGCCGCTGGCGGCCCGGCGAGCGGAGACGATGTTCATCGTCCCGATGTCCAGCCCGACCCCGAAGGTCTGCTTCTTCTTCGCGCTCATTCCGGCTTCTCCGTGCGTCGTTTCTTACCAGCCCCACGGGCTGCCCGCAGAGCGGCTGCTGCGTCCGACACTACCCCTTCGTCCGCCTTCTCCGACTCCAGCCCCAGATCGGCCTGGAGTCCGTCGATCTTCGACGGGACGAACACGGGCACGTCTCCATCGACAGGCACCGTACCCGCCTGCGGGGCCTGTGCCGCCACCTGCTGCACCGGATTGACTTTCAGGGACGCCAGGACCCCCTCGACCACGCGGGCCACGAGACGGTCTTCGAGGGCCTGTACCTGGCGACCCACCTCTACCCGCACGGCGGCCGTGATGGGGTTGCGGCCCAGCTCGTGAACGACCCGTGCGGCGATCTCGCCAGGGTCCACGATGACGATCTCGGTGGTCGCCTCGTCAATGGGCTCCGGCGGAGCTGCGACCATGCCGCGAGCCGGGATGAGGGGGTGCGGGGCCACGGGGGCCTTCCTGCGCTCCTTGAATCGCTCGACGTACTTCACCGCCACCGCGCCTACTCGCCAGGCCCTCTGCATGTCCTTCGAGGCACGGGCCTTCGCGGCGTCCATGAACACCACCTGACCCCTCGTCAGGTGCAGGTCCAGGTCGGACAGGGTGATCCCCTGGCACTCGCACTCGATGCGGGCCTCGATCACTGGCTCAACGCCTTGACGACGCCCTTGAGAGCCTCCGCCTGGAGGATCTTGATGCACCCGGCCTTGCCCGTCCTGACCGCGCGCTCGATGAACGTGAAGCGGGCGATACCGGGGTGGACCCAGGCGTCCTCCAACTTCAGCGGGGCCGTTCGGAAGACCACCGTGCCACCTCCTCGGGGCTTGATGGGGACCACCAAAGGCATCCGGTCCCCGTCTCGCACCCTACCCGCCCGCTTCATCCCCTTCTTCTTCTCGGCGTCCGTCAGCGGGTAGCGGGTGGGCCTGGTGTTCTTCGCCTCCTGGGTGAGCCAGGTCATCCGGTAGCGGGGGGTGTTGCGGGTGGTCAGCTCGTCGAGGTGGGGGTACGTGCTCAGGACTTCGAGGGTGCTCTCCCCCCGGATCTTGAAGCTGAACGAGTCCCAGATCATGGCCGAGCCGTCCTCGGCCTCACCCGACCAGCCTCGCTTGGCGAAGTCCTTCTTCGCCTCCTTGATGAAGGCGTCCACCAGGCACTCGCCGAGCTTCTCCAGCAGGTCCCTGGTGACCGGGATCTGCATCTTGCTCGCGACGGGGCCACCGTAGACGCCCCGGATTCGTCCGAGGTCGCCCATCAGTATTCGGTGTTCTCCCAGACCCTCGTGCGGCCCCTGCGCTCGTTCTCGTCGCAGATCTCAGCCTTCTCGGTCTGCATCGGGTGCTGCGCATCGGTGCCCACAGGCCACGGGGCCGGACCCGCCATCGGGTGGTCCACCGGCTGCGGCGTGAAGGGCCGCACGCAGTGCTGGCCGCGAGTCTCGGGCCAGGCCAGTTCGGTCGTGCCGTAGACCGGGACCTTGTAGCGGATGTCGCCCTGGTCCAGGTAGGCGATGTTGAAGTGCTGCTGCATCAGGTTGCCCCGATGGGAAGGCCGCCGCACCGGACCGACCGAGTACCGCTCGTTGGTCTGCTTGATCACGAAGTCGCGCTGCGTGAGCAGCGGGCTCGGGCCGGTCCACACCTCGTAGGTGTGCTCCTTCCGCCGCCCGGACACCGCCTGCGAGATCCGCCGCTCGGCGTCGTCGGGGACGATGATGACCTCGTAGGGGCCTTCGTACCCGCCCTTGAAGCCCGTGCCGAAGCACGTCAGGCAGCGGTTCGAGGGCTGCTTGCTGTACTCCCTGGTCTTGTCCTCGATGGTGCAGTCGCAGGGGATGCCGAGGATCTTGCGGACGAACATCTTCACCCGCTCGCCGCCCTGCTGGAGAATCCAGGCGTTCCGCCGCATGGCCTCACGCCAGATGTAGTCCAGCTCCTCCACCTGGACGACGGACTTCGGCTCGGCCCACTCCAGGGGCGACTCGACGTACCCGCTCGGGGTCGTGGCGTCCACGGCGACCGTGGTCACCCTGTACCAGATGTTGTGCTCCAGCCCGGACGGGACGTGGTTCGTCGGCGTGTAGTAGCTGATCTCCACCCGGTCGGCCTCGGTGGGCAAGACCGGGTCCACCTGCTGCTCGGTGCCCACGTCGAAGGTCGGCCGGTTGATGAGCGTGACCTCGCCGGTCTTCCCGAAGACCGTCTCGACCACCACCTCTTCGCCGTTGACGAAGAGCTGCACGTCGGTCGGCGAGTCCGCGAAGTTCACGTCCTGGTTGGGGGCCGAGTCGTACCGCTTCGCGATGGGGTTCTTGGTGCAGAACACCCATCGCCGGTCGTTCGGGGCGTCGCCCCGGTAGCGCCAGCTCGACCCCCACACCACCGTCTCCTTGGTGACGCGGGAGTAGTTCGTGCGGTCGCGGTAGAACCCGCCGCCGATGGGGAACTCGTTGATGCGGCGGAACGGGCCTCGGTCAGACGCCTCGGAGCGGTAGATGTTGACCCCGACGATGGTGAAGCCCGCGTTGCGGGCAAGCACAGAGGGGTCCTCCCACCGGATGTCGAGCATCCCGATGACGTAGGGGCTGACGACCTGCGGGTTCTTTGGGGGGAGCGGCTTGCCTGCCGCCCCCGCGCTCGTCCACTGCCACGCGGTCGTCATCTACACCTCGTATCACCCCGCTTCGGGGGCCTCCGGGGCCTCGGGGTTGTCGGCGGGCGGGTTGGGCACCGGGCGGAGGATCGGGGGAGCCCCGACCTGCACGGCCTTGCCGTCCTGCGTCACCGACCAGGCGGTCCCCTCGGGGATGCCGAGCCGCTTGCCCTCCTCCATCACCACCTGGTTCGTCGCGTTCTCCAGGCGACGAAGCTGATCCATCAGCCGGTGCTCCTGCACCCGGTGGACGCCGATCTGGTGGACCGTCTGATCCGCCTGCTGCTTCAGGCCGGTGAGCTTCGCCAGGGCCTCGGGGAGAACCTCGCCGAGGACGATCTGGCCGGGCTGGCCGGGGTGCTGCTGGACGGTCGCGTTGTTGTTGTCGTCGCTCATGTTTCCTTCCGGGTTCGGGTAGCCGAGCGCCACCCTACCCCTCTGGCCCCTGGAGGCTCTCGCTCAGCCGCCGCAGCCGCGTCAGGAAGTTGATCAGGTGGACCCCGACCTTGCTCTTCATCCGCAACCGCTTCGGCGGGCTGATGATGTTCGGAGCCCGCGTGAAGGAGTAGTAGACGACGCCTTCGTCGTCCCTGTACTCGTAGACCCGCTGCCCGAAGGCCGCCTGGATCTCGCGCTTGGTCGGGTGCTCGCTCACTTCGTCGGCTCCGGCGGCTCGAACAGCAGCTTCAGCTCCCGCCACTCGCTCCACCAGCTCATCACCTCGGGGTTGTTCGCAGCCTCGGGCGGGGGCGTGTCGAACTGCCAGTTGTGGACGGTGGCGAACTCCGACAGGCGCTCGTACCGCTGCTGCTTCACCGCAAGGGCGAGATCCTCGACATCCCGGTCCAGCGCCTTGATCTTCTTGTAGGTCCGCTTGACGACCTTCTGCTGTGCCTGCACCGCCTTGACCGGCTCGGGCGTCGGATCAGGGGTCGCCTTCGGTGTGGGCTTCGGCGTCGGGGTCACCGCCTGTGCGAGCATCGGGGGCGTCGGCCCCTCCGCACCGGCATCCACCTCGCCCGAGGGGTCCGGGGCAGGCTGGACCTCCACATGCTCCGGGGCCGCACCGACCGGCGTCGCGAGCTGCGCAAGCAGGACCGGCTCTGGCGTGGGGGCCATCACCGGGGGCGGGGCCGCCATCGCCATCGCAGGCATGGGCTCGGGCTCAGGCATGGCCTCGACCTCGTCTGCGACGGGGTCCTCGACGACCTCGACGGCCACCGGGGCCATCTCGTCGGCCGCCATCATCTCGTAGGCGACCGGCTCGGCCTCTGCGCTGGCCTCTCGCTGGCAGCCGCTACCGAGGAGGCAGAGAGCGCCGAAGGTCAGAGCGAATGTCGTCCAGTCGCCTGTTGGTCGCATCGAGCTTCTCCTCCACCCTGCCGAGAGACGTGGTGTTCGCGGTCACGCCGTCCTTGATCGCCTTCGCAGCCGCCACCTCGGACTCCAGCCGCTCGATCTTCTCGTCCTGCACAGCCTGTCCGACTTCGAGCTTCACGCCCCACAGCAGCAACGGAATGACCAGGACCGACAGGATCTTGAACGCGAGGTCTGTCCACTTTGATTTGTCCATCGGTTCCTCCGGTCAGGGGGACAGCTTCTTATCCTCTGCCGGGTATAGGAAGACCACCACCCCACCAGCGACCGGCTTCGGCCCGGAGAGATGCACATGCCCGTTCCCGAGCGACTCCAGAAGTTCACGACCCCCATGCCCGTCCTCGACGACGGCCACATCCAGCTCATCGACGTGATGGGGGACGACCTCGCCATCATCGACGCCGCCCGCGTCAGCTTCTTCGGCCACTCCTCCGAGCACACCGACGCGCAGAACCGCAGCCTGCTCCGCTACCTCATGCGGGGGCGGCACACGACGCCGTTCGAGATGTGCGAGCTGAAGATCCGCGTGCGGGTCCCGATGGACGCCTGGCGGCAGTGGATTCGCCACCGCACGGCGAACGTGAACGAGTCCTCGACCCGCTACGCCCCGGCCATCGACTCCGCGCAGAAGGTCACCACCTGGCGGTCGCAGAGCAAGGACAACAAGCAGGGGTCGGCGGGCGAGGTCGGCGGCTGGCCCGAGGGCTTCGAGATCCGCATGGACGACGACAACGGCGAGTTCCCGTTCGGCGGGTGGGTCGGCAGCGACTACTTCACCAGCCCGGCCAACTACCTGACGGAGCGGGAGAGCGAGGCGCAGCGCACGGCCCGCGAGGTGTACGAGGAGCGGCTGTCCTTCGGCGTCGCGAAGGAGCAGGCCCGCAAGGACCTCCCGCTCTCCACGTACACCGAGGCGTACTGGAAGATGGACCTCCACAACCTGTTCCACTTCCTCGGCCTGCGGCTCGACCCCCACGCGCAGCAGGAGATTCGCGAGTACGCCAACGCCATCGCCGAGATCGTGAAGGTGTGGGTGCCCTGGGCGTGGGAGGCGTTCGAGGACTACCGGCTCCAGGCCATGTACCTGACGCGGGCCGACGTGGTCGGGCTCTCCAGCCTCCTGCGGATGCTCCCCGAGGCCATCGACAAGAGCGTCGCCGAGATCGTCGCCGCCGGGGTGGCCGAGGCCGGGGTCAAGGGCCGCGAGAAGAAGGAGCTGACCGCGAAGCTCAACCGCCTGCTCACGCCCAGCGGGTAGATGGAGCCCCCGTTAGTCACCTTATACTCCGCAGTATAGTGTGACCAGCGGAGACCCTGATGCGAACCTGCACCGTCTGCGAGAAGCCCAAACCTCTCGACGAGTTCCCCGGCAAGGCCCAGCGGTGTCTGGAGTGCCGCAAGGAAGCCAACCGCCAGAAGCAGCAGCGGTATAGGGAGAGGCTGGCCGCCATGCCCAACCGCGTCTGCCCGCACTGCGAGCAAGACCTGCCCGCGTCGGCGTTCACCGGGGGCAACACGCTCTGCCGGGCCTGCCACCGCGACTACCAGAACGCCTGGCGATGTTCGTCGCCGCAGCGGAAGCTCAAGCAGTTGCGGAACGCCGCCCGGAACAACGCCCGGAAGCAGGGCGTCCCGTTCGACCTCCCCGTCACCCACCTGGAGGCTCTGTGGGAGCAACAGGAGGGCAAGTGCCTCTACACGGGCACCGAACTCACCTGGGCCAGCGACAGGGCGGACACGGCCATCAGCCTCGACCGGAGGGTTCCCGCCGAGGGGTACGTTGAGGGCAACGTCGTGCTGGCGTGTTGGGCGTTCAACCGGATGAAGCAGAACTTCACCTTCGAGGAGCTGGCGGGCTACTGCCGCCGCTACCTCGACTGGTACGAGAGGGCGGCATGAGGGGCGGAGCCCATTTGTATGTGATCCAGAGCCACACGACGGGGGCCTTCAAGGTCGGACGAAGCTCTGACCCCGAACGGCGGCTGCGGGACCTTCAGGTCGGCTCACCGTTCGAGCTGCGCATCATTCTTGTCGTCGAGAACGCGGGGTGGCGGGAGCGGCGGGTCCACCACGCACTCCGGGGCTACCGCTCGCAGGGGACGTACAAGGGGGAGTGGTTCATCGAGCCCGGCCTCGGGAGCCTGCCCGACGACCTGTACGACCTGCTCGATCTCGAAGTGGTCAACTCGTGGTGGGAGACGGCCGCCGGGCCGATCCACCCGCCCGGTCCCCCGAGGGGGTGGATGGCGGGTCGAATCGACCTGACGCGGCCCCGCGAAGACGACTAGGCCGTCTCAGCCCACATCTCCGCCAGCATCGCCTCGGTCTGCCTGCGGGCCTCCTTGAGGTGCTCGTCGCGCTCGGCCTTCGCCTCCGCCGAGAGCGTCAGGTCGGTCAGCGGCACCTCGACATCCTCGCCGTCGATGATGACGAAGACGTGGTCGGGGGAACCCTCCTGCTCGGCCACGGCCACCGTCTCGCCCTGGTAGACGACCGTGATGCCGGGCTTGTTGGCGATCCACTGGAGGACGTGCCGGGCCTGCCGCTTGGCCTCGTCCGCCTTCATCTTGGCCGTGTCCGCCGCCCGGTCGAACTTCTCGGGGCCGAGGTCGAAGTTGGCGACCCACCGCGCGACGGCCTTCTCGTCCTCCATCCAGGCGGTGAACTCGGGCATGGCCTCGGCGACGTGCGGGTACAGATCGATGAGCGAGGCCCACCAGCCGATAGCCTTCACCATCGTCATGCGGCACTCGACCACGTTGAACGTGTCGTACTTCGGGTTCGGGAACTCCTCGCCGTCCTTGCGGTAGGTCGCGTTGGTGTCCTGCCGGGTGCGGATGCCGAAGGAGATCATCGACTCCAGCAGCCGACCGACGCCGATGGCGTAGCTCCGGTTGAGCGGCTGCGCGCGGCGGACCTTCCAGTGCGCCTGGTGAACCTCGGGCGTCCAGGCCGCGTACCAGGCCAGGACGGTCAGGTCGCCCTTCGAGAGGGGCACCAGGATGTTCAGGTCGGGCGTCGTCATCGGGATCTCCATCGTCCGTGTCCACCACTGGCGACGAGCCCTTTCTGAGCCTCGATCTTTTTCTGCTTTCAGGGCTCAGACGAAGGAACCCGCCAGTAGTGGGGGTGGACGACGGAGAACGATGATGACCACGACCCGCAAGTACGACCCCGCCAGCATCCGCCACCGCGAAGACCTGGCACACGAGCTTCAGACGATGCTCCGCACGGCGGGCTTCGAGCAGGTGACGCTGCCGGGCACGAACGAGGAGGTCTGGGGCCGCGTGAGCGACCGCAACGCCGACATCCGGGTCCTGGTCTACACGACCATCGAGCACGGCAAGGCTCGCCGCTGCGGCAAGGACGCCATCCGCGTCTGCGCCGTCTACAAGTCGGACCGCGACGGCAAGGAGCGAGGGCTGGCGAAAGCCGAGAAGCGGGTCAACCGGACCGGCACCATCGAGGCCATCTGCGAGCGCACCCTGACCCGGATGCGCAGCGTGTTCGGGCTGGCCCGGAACCCCGAGCGGTGCTCCTGCGGTGCCCCGAAGTTCAAGGCGAAGTCCGACAAGCACGTCTGCGCC